TTTTTTGTCTTTTATATATTGCTTCGTTTTTTTACCTAAAATTCTAAAATTTTGTTTTTTTGAGGTTTTTTATAACACTCAGAAAAATTATAGAAAATCAATATTATTAAGTTTATTCAAATTATACTTGAACTTAGTATTATTAAGTATTTTGGTAATCATGATTATTTTAACATCATAAATCCTTTCATAAGAATTAACTTTGAATACCGAATTCTCATAATCAACTTCTACCACATCACCAGTGATTAAAATATTGTGATTTGTAAATTCATCTATCCATTCAAATTCTACTTCAGTACCTTCATAAATATTTCTATTAGTAATTTCTTTAGAATTAGTATTTTTACCAATATGTTCTTGTAATTCATTAATAATTAGATTTCTCCATTTTTTATCCAATAACTTAAACATATTAAATAGGTTATCAGAAAAATAAACAGCTAACTCATTAAATAACTCAACATTAGTGAAGCTTTCATTTTGAAGATTTACTTTTAAAATATTATAGTATTGATTAAAATCTGTTCTAGAAGGTTTTCTACGATTGTTCAAGAAATTTATAGTTGTATGCTGTGAAAGAACCTCATATACTTTTTCTTTAACTTGTTTTGTTCTAATGTATTTTTCATTATCAATTGATTCAAAATAATAGTTAGATGATCTATCTACTTCTATTGTATCTTTTTGATAAGAGTCAAATGATGTACCTTCTTCTTCATCTAAAGGATCTTCTTTTTTACCTTTAAAAATTGAATCATATTTTAACGAGTGCTTACCTTCAAGTTTGTGTTTTGAAAGAATAACACCGTCACTTTCAGACTCTTCAGGTTTTTGCTCAGATTCCTCTGTTATATCAAGGTCATCTTCATCTATTTCGATTATAATATCTAAATTATCATCATCATCACCTATGTTAATTTCACTTTCTTCGGAATCAGCATCATTATCAGAATCATCATCATCAGGTAATGAATCTTCGTTTGTTTCATCTTCGAATTCATTATCTAAGTCATCAAATTCTTCATCGTCTCTAACTTTTTTAGCCATAGAGTTTTTTTGTTATTTTTTTTGACCTTTATTGGTCTATAAATTGGTCATTTTCAAGAGTCAAATAAGTAGGATTTAAATTAAGTCTTATTTGAGATTTTAAGAAGTCACCATCTCTTTGTTTAAGAAGTTTAAATCTGTAAATATTTTGTCTTTTCATTTCTTCTGTTCTTATTATAGCAAAAAAAGTGTCAGCAGTTTCAGCTATAGCTTTAGATTCAGGAACACTTTCTAAGGTAATGTCAGAAGAGTTCCAAGCATCTTTAGCAACTTGAACACCAGTAATAACTGGACATTTATACTTAGATCCTAAAGCTCTGAGAGCCTCGGCTAAGAATTTACCTTTTGTATAAAGGTTATCAGCGGCAGCAACTTTACCAGCAGTAACAAGAGTGATATAGTCAACAATTATTAGGTCTATTTTTATATCCTTCTTCTCTTTTAGCTTTTGGATATAGTTATCAAAATCATTTACAGTTGCCGTACCAGCCGCCCAAAATTTAGTAATTATCTTACCAACTTTCTTATCAAAAAGATCAGCACTACCTTCAGTCTTACTTAGATTAGCAATTTTCTTTTTAATCATATCGGTATCTTTTGACATCACATCATAGTCATTGATAGGTATTCTTAAACGCATAGCACCTAATCTTTTCATAACTTTTCTCTCACTCATTTCAAGAGTTACATAGAGAACATTATGACCCATATCAGCAGATTTTATTGCAAAATTCTGCATCCATAAAGAATTATGACTTAATATATCATTTGCATAATATTGCTTATCAGAACCTTCGGATAATTGAAAATCATACATATTCGATTTATTACCAGTAAGAGATATATCCATTACCATTTCCGGTCCATCTTTAGTCATTATAAAATCACCTAATAATAAATTCTCACAATATATTTCAGTAATACTACATTTCCTTGATTCAAAATCCAAATCATCACATTTATAAACTATATGCTTATCAGCACATATCAAACTCTTACCACCTGATGTTTGAATTAACCACTCATCAAATTCAATAGTCTTACCTATACCTTCTATATCAACATACCCATTAGGAGTTAAAACTTGTAAATTATTAACCTCATAAGCTTCTATGAACTTATTATAAAGAGGTCTATCATATTTACCCTCTAACAAACTATCCGCCTCTATTATATCAAAATTTTCAAACATATATTTTTATATTGTTATTTTTTTATAAGTTTAATTTTTTATAACACAAATCAGGATAAATCCTTCTTCTGAATACTTATTATATTTTTATTAATTAATTCCAATCTCACTATCTATTACTATTTTTATAACATCAAATAGTTCTTCTGACTCCAATTTATGATATAAAACAAAAATAGTCGGATTTATTCTTTCATTACCTTTCGGAAATTCATGTAATTTATAACCGAATTTTTTAGCACATTCATTTGAAAATTTAGTATAAAGTTTTACTCTTGATGATGAATCATTATCAGCACCAAATATAATTCCATTAGGATTTATTTCTTTTAAAAAATCAAAGGCAGATTTATATACTGTAGAGAGAACTCTAAAAGTATCACAATTATAATTTGTTTTTTTAACAGATAATTTATCATTTTTCACATGAAAAAATTTATATTTCCAAATATTATATTTTTGTTCTTCTATTAATATTGTATATTCACTATTTTCTGTGTAAAATATACCCTCCCAAATATATTGCAATTTGTTCCATTTTACTTCTATCGGAGAGTCTAAAGATTCTGATATTATTTTTATTACCTCCTTAAATGATTTAATTTTACCTTTCATTGTTTAAAAAATTTATACATTTTTCTAATACTTCTTTTGGATTTTTACGATATTCAGATTCCCAAATTGTTAAAACTGGATATCCTCTTTCTTCCATCCATTTATTTTTTAATTGATCTTTTTCCCATATTTTTATAGCAGTCATTTTCATAATAGGATGATAAAAAGACTCATTATATTTTAATGGATTACAATGCCAATAATCACCATTAAATTCTATACATTTTTTAATTGTAAAATCCACATAATCATATCTATAATGCTTCTTTTCTTTTTTATCGTACCTTATTATTTCACCACTTAATTCTTCAAATTTAACATCATCTCCTATAAAAAATTTATATATTTCCCAAAATAATTTTTGGGAAATTTTAGAATATCCGGATTTATTAAATAATTTCTTTCTATTTATCTCTATTTTTTCTTCTTCAGTTTTTAAATTCAATGTGTTAATCCATCGTTCTTGTCTATTTAACCAAACTTTTTCGCCATCTTCATTCCCATATTTTTCTATACACTTTTCTAATGAAAAACGATTTTGAATTTCTGATATCTTTTTTATACCTTCTTCTTCTGAAAATCCCTTCTTTATGTAATATTCTACTTTAGTTGGAAATTTGTAAGCATATTTTTCTGGATTGTCTTTTAATTTCTTAGAAGTCTTTTGATGTATTTCATCCATAACTTCTTTTACTTTAATTTCCGATTCTTCTTTTGAAAATCCTTTATTTATCCAAAACTCTATACAATTCCTACTACGTTTTTTATCCCAAAGCGGATCATTTTTTCTTAATTCATTTTGAGATCTAACACGTTCTTTTAACTGCCTTCTATTCTCAATAATAAACAACCTCTCAGCTTCTTCCCTACTACATATATTTCTATACATAAATCCTTCTACACTATGTGAACTAAATGATCTTTTTACACACTCCGGATCATCACATAAGTTTCTATAACCCTTTGATATAGAAATAAATTTACCTTTACCACCACAAAAAAAACAAGATGAATCACGATGATTTATATAATTATTATAATAATCTTCATGATTCATTTTTAATGTTTTTGTTACATAAACAGATAATCCTTTTGATGAATTAAATGTTCGGTTTGTTATTGGGCAAGTAAAAGGAAAATCAATATCTTTGTATCTTTTTTTAGAATCGGCATTCATAATTCTTTTTATTATTATATATTAAATGTTATAACACCCCTTACTAATTTTGGAAAATAATGTTCCTATTTTTTCCTCAAATACTTTATCATTGTGTTTATTTTTCAATGAAATATAAGTACTTGATATGCAACATTTCCCATTGTTGGTTTCTGCCATAATCACGTTTAGAGTAGAGATATCCCATCCACCACCTAACATATGGTCAATTGAATCAAATCCACATTTAACTTTAAATTTTGAGGAATCTTGAACGTGATTTTCAGGTTCATCAAAATCAGAACCCATATCATCATCCTGTACGAAATTAGTAGATGACATTTCATCAACTATACTTCTAATTTTGTCCGCTGTTTCAATTGCTTTTTCAAAATCTGAAATAGAATCAAGATTTCTAGTTTCATCAATTATATCAACAGTGCCTGTTTTTAAACGGTTGGATAAAACCCACGCATTAAACTTAGGCTCGATGAAGTTCTTTTCATCGTATTCTTTAAGATCGACTTGTAAAATTGATTTTAGAATTTCTTTAGTAATTACACTTTCTTTATCTTCAAGTGTAACCATATCCAATATTTGCCTAGGTGTAGGAGCTTGAGCATCATTGCTTTTAAGCATGTATTCTCTTAAAACACCATATACAAATTGAATTTCTGAATTTCTAAAAAAATAGGGTTTTACAATATCAAAGTACTTCTTGTTCTTTAGTATAAAATTAAAAAATACTTTTTCCAGTTGTGGAGTCATTTAACCATTTTCTTTTTATATTATATCAAATGTTAATAGTAAGTTTAAATTAACTTACTGCTCCTTTATTAAATCTCCTGACTGTTCGTCTTTCTCAGCATCACCAAAAGCGGCAAATTTCTGAATAACTGGTGTTTCTATTTCGTCTATAACTTCTTTATTATTTACATTAATATTGAATCTATCTTTTAATCTGTTCAATATTTCAATAACTCCATGTTTAGCTATTATTGTTGCAATTCCTGCTGTCAATCCTAAAAAATTTTGAGGAAGTGTATCTAAAGTTAAATCATATTTATTTATAACTGATAATATACCATTCATAATAGGTATTAACAGTGATGTATATACAAACATATCAACTACACCACCAATGACAGCACCTATATGCTTACCGATTAATGAAAATATATTCTTAATTGACTTTATTGATTGTATAACTTTTTTAACTATACCATTACCAATACCTTTCATTTTTAATTCTTCCAACATTGATTTAGAATCTTTTGTTAATTGTGATTCTTCTTCAGCGGTTTTGAATTTTTTCTCTTCTAGATATATAATAGTAAGCGAACAGATAGTTAATAAAACAATAGACTCAGTAGATAAATCAAATGATTCTATACCCATATTCATCATCAATTTCTCAACAACAGGATAACAAGCACCAATACCCGCTCCAAATGTTAGTACTAAGCTAGTATTTAGTTTTAAGTCTGAGACTACTTTTCTTAAAACCTTTTTAAATCCACTCTCATCTGATTCATTTATTATATCTTCAAGTGAGTTAATAAAAATTTGAGCGGCTTCTTGTTGAAAATGATATTCTGAAAATCTATTTATGCGCATAGTGTATATATTATTTATCAATTATATAAATTTTTTACAAAGTATATATAAAAATCAAAAAAATGAGGTTATGAGTTTAATATATAAGTTATAAAAAATTATTTGTGCTAAAATGAAATACTTAAAAAAGTTCGAAAACTTCACAGGTCAAGATCTAGGTAGATTCTCTGATGAAGAGGAATTATTGAATAATCCTGATGAAAACCAACAAGCCTTCGACCAAGAGGAAGAAGAAATTTTTAATTCAGAAGATCAAGAAGAAGAATTAGAAGAAAGAGAAGAATCTGAAAAAGAAGATACTTTTGAAGATGAAAGAGAAGAAGAAAGAGGTAGAGTTTGGGGTGATGAAGTAGTTGAAAGAAAGAAAATCAACGCTGGTTTCCAAGCTTACTTAGATAAACAAAAAGCTAAAAAAGCTGGTAAAGAAGAAAAAGAAGAAAAAGGTGGTAAAAAAGCTAAACCTGATTTCTTAGATTTAGACAAAGATGGTGATAAAAAAGAGTCTATGAAAAAAGCGGCTAAGGACGCTAAAGAAGACAAGAAAGAAGAAAAAGGTGGTAAGGGATTAACTGCAGCACAAAAGAAATTACCAGAAGGTTTAAGAAAAGCAATTGAAGCAAAGAAAAAGAAATAATTTTTAGATAATAATAAAAAAATAAACCCACCAATTTGGTGGGTTTTTTTATGCCTCTATCTTAACTGTAATCTTTTTAATTGCTTCTTGTATCCAATCAGGTATAAAGTGTGAGCTATGCTTTATGACATCACCAAAAGAACCATCTAAAATAATAGTATCAGCGTAGTCAATTTCAGAACGAACTGGTCTTCCTGTCATTTGAACTAACCCAGCAACTGTTTTCCAAGAATACCAATCAGGATTATTTGACTGTCTTAGTTTATTTTTCTGAGAAGCCAAACTTGGATAGGGAACTTTAGCAATGATCTGAAATCTAGCATCATCATTATCAAATGAAACACCAGTATCCATAGATGGACTAACAATTACCGTTGGTTCTTCCGAATCTTTATGCATCTTTAACATCTCATCTTTGTTAGAAGAATCATGAAATATTAATCTTGGATCTTTAATAGAATCTTGAATCCATTTAGCTAACTCAAAAGAATTAGTATGTATAATACCCTTTTTATTCTTATACTTATCAAGTAATTTCTTTATATATGGAATGTATCTCTTGAAAGTATCTTCTTTAGTTTTATATGACATTTTACCAAGTGGCATATAATAAATTGGTCTATTCTTAATAGAAAAAGGACTTCTAATTGAGTAATAAACCGCCTTTGTAACATCTAGTCCGTTTAACTGACAAAATAAGTTTTTATCTAAAATAGTACCAGACATCATGATAACCATATCATAGTTACTAAATACATACTTATCTAAGTAATCATATGCCCATATTGGCTCAAGTGATAATTCTTTTTGTTTAACCTTTTCATTATAATAAGTCTCAAGTACCCAGTTATTTGGATTTTCTTTATACTCTTTCAAAAAGACTTCTATTTTAAGCTGCAACTGTCTTAAATCGGTAGCCAACTGCATAGTTTTAACATCAGAATTTTTACCACCAATAATCTTATTTATCTTCAAGTCTCTTTTGTCTTGTCTAACATTTCTTGGTGACTTAGACAAACCTTTTTCCATGTCTTCTATTGTTGATATCACTTCACCATTTATAAATCTTAGAAAATCAACATACTGAGATATTGAACTTACTGCCTTGAGTCTCTTCATTATCTCATATTCATTTGAAAATTTATACTTCTTTACAATACCTTCTGTTATTTTAATTGTGATAAAATCAGACATAACATCATCGAACTCGTGTGCCTCATCAACGATTAAAACTCTAGCATCTCTACTATCAAGTAGCTTCTGATTATAGATTGCATAAAGTATATAAAGATAGAAGTTAGTTAGTGATATGCCACCACTTATAAATGATTCTTTAGAATAAGTATAAGGGCAACTATCACAAGATGTTTTATTCAATCTATTAAACTCAGCACCTTGAGCACACGAGCAAGAGTATTGTTCGCACTCATAGTTTTCTTTACCTTTAAGATCGCAGATAGACTCATAAGTATTAGAGTATTGGTCTTGTAAAATTTTACTATTAGTTATAATATCAACCTTAGCAGTTTTATTGACGTTCTTTTTATACCAATCAGCAATCATTAAAGCTAAGTGTGATTTACCGGAACCAACTGGTAGATTAAGTAAGAAAAACTTATTCAATTTATTTTTTTGATACTCACTTTCGATGAAATCAAGAGCCTCTTTTTGCTCTCTTCTAGGCTTGTATTTTGCAAGGTCTTTCTTTAATGACATGTAAATCTAACTTTTTTGTAAAATTTATATTATTTTTTTCAAAATAGTTTGAAAAATTCGATTTTTCAAAGGTTTTTTATAATATATAAGAAAATTACCATCTTTTTTATGTTGCTAGTACCAGATTATGACGAATTTAACATTTACACATCAGTAGATGATGTAGAAAATTATGTAGAAGAACTTTTTAAACAGGGTTATGAGTTGAAAGAAGAAATATATAGATTATGTATGGAACATTTTGGTAGTGAATTCCAAGACATAATAGATATATTTTTTGAATACAATGGAGAAGAACATTAAAAGTTATATAGAATTCACAAAAGATGTAGATACACTCTATATCTTTGATTTTGATGATACTCTTGTAAATTCTCCTTCTTTTGAAGAACTAGCAATTGAATATTTAAAAGAGGATTTAACAATAAGAGATTTATTAATTCAATCAGTCAATAGAATAGGTACTACACTAAACGACTTAAAATGGCAAGATGGTAGAATTTACATCTTAGACCCTGAACATAAGTATAAAGAATATGCTAACTGGGTTAGAAAAGGTGATAGATTATATTTATTTTCTCCGAATTTATTCCACACAGCTGATATTAGTCTTCCAAAATCACTAAAGGTGGAAATATCAGAACTATACAAATCCGTTGAAAATAAATGTATAGTTACGGCTAGAGAAGAATCAATAAGATATAAAGTTGTTGGAAAACTACAAGAATTAGGATTAAAACTACCAAAATATGGACTACATATGGCACCAATTGGTGCTAAAAACTTAGGAACTTGGAAAGGTGAAAAAATTGTTGAACTTATAAACGAAACAGGATTCACAAAAGCAATATTCTATGATGACAATCCAAAGTATATCAAAAGAGCAACTAAGGTAGTAAGAGAAAAACTACCAAATTTAGATTTCAAAACAATTAAAGTAAATTAAAAAGCCTCTGATTTCTCAGAGGCTTTTTAATTGAAAATAAACTATCATATATCCTTAAAACGGAAAATCTTAGATTCTTTAACTTCTGACTTAGCTTTGAAGTAAGACATAATTTCTTTGAAAGATTTATTCCAGTCTTGCATATCTGCACCAAATTCACCCATACCACCATAGAATCCTTCTCCTTCAAATTGTTGAGCTCTCTTAGCAAATCTCGCCATTTTTTCAGCAACTACCTGTCTTTTACCTTTATTAGAAATCACTTCAACGCTTTCTTTGTAAAGTGGGGCAAACTCACCTAAAGTTTTAGCCTTAGAACCGTATAAGTAATCATATATTTCAGAGTATAATTCTTTTACTGGTTCTTTTGTGTTTGAGTCCATTTTCTTATCAAGAATAGCTGAGATAAAGTCATAAGTTATTCCGATGCCTTTGTCTTTTTCATCTTTCAAAGATTTAATTGATTTTCTAATATTAGTAACTGCTTGAGTTAAATAATCTTCACCTTTAGTAACTTCAACATTTCTTTGCTTACCAAAAGTCTTATCCTCATTCAAAATGTCTTCAAATCTTAAAATAACACTCTCAGCAGCAACTGCCTTTTTATATCTTTGTGGTACTTTTTGTTTTTCTTTACCTTTTCCAACTTCATTACCTTTAGCAACACCTGGCTCACCTTCTAATTTAACACCCTCAGCAGTACTGATTAAACTTCTTAATTGTGTTAGATTTTTAATCATTAAAGGATAGATAGATTTTTCTGACGGAATATTTGAACTATCAGAACCTTCCTCACCCTCACCTTTACCTTCTTCATCACTTCCTTGTTTAGCCTCAACTTTTATCGGAACTAATGATTGTAAAAGATCATTAAGAGTTTTTGCTCTTGACTGTCTTTGTCCTTTTTCTCTTAAAAGTTTAACTACAGCACCTGCGCCAACAAGAGCGATACCAACACCTGTTAAAATTGGAGCCAAAGCTACAAGTTTAGCACCAAGTACTGATGTAGTTGTAGTAGTAAAACCAGCTTTAATTAAAACTTTTTTAGTTTGTGTATAAACTTGCTTAGCAATAAAGTTTTTAGCTCCACCATTTTGATTCATCAAAACCTTATCTCCCCAAGTTCCTTCTAAGTGATTAAAGATATCACCTACAGTTTTATTAGTAGGATCAGCCAATTGTCTTGTAATATCAGCCACTGATGATGCTTTACCACCGCCACCTAAGAAATGAGACATCGCTTCTATACCTTTTGCTTGATCACCACCACCATAGAATTTGAAGGCATCTTTTAAGTTACCAACTGGTTGATTGAAGTTCAAAGATTTACCAGTAGCATCCATAAAACCATTATTTTGAATAGTATATGACCATCCTTTTGGATCTACTTTAAGATTATTTTCAATAGTTGAAGTAAATGTTTTCTCACCAAATTGAGCAGGGTGTTTTACAGTTGTTGTAATTAAATCTTTAAACCATTGAGTTTGAGCTATCCAACCTAACGCACCTAAAGCACCACCAACACCTGCTAAAATTAAAGGAAGTTTATTAGACTGTAAAGTCTTCATTCTTTCACTTTCAACATTTTCTTCACCTGATGTTTGTTGAAACTTAGCAGATTGACCTTTTGTTGTTTTTTGCTCAGCATCTGCTCCCTTTTTAGCACCAAATAGTTTATCCCACAAAAAATTATCATACAACATTAAAATATAGCAACATAATTAAATCAATAATGAAATTTATTGCATATAGATGACCCTTCTATGATTTCATTCCAAATTCTTGGAATGAATATACTTTTTTTGATGGCTTTGTCTTTCAACTGAGCCAATTTCTTTAAAAATTCTTCTTCATTAATAGCCTCTGCATCTGAGAAACTTCTATTTAATTCAAATATTTCTTCTTCTGTTATATTATCTTCTTTTGATTCAGCAACGGTATAGATAGCCTTCAAATCAACATCAAGAAACTTTTTTATAACTTTTCTCATGTCTTCTATGATTTCGTTAGCAACCTCAGCAGACATATAACCCTCTTCTTTAGGATCTTTATTAGCAGCAACCAATGAATCGTATAACTGACCATACATAATTACACCTCTAAGGAATGTAACTTTTCTTCTATCATTAGGAAATTCAGGAGCTACAGTTAATACCTCACCATGAACTTGTTTCAAGAGTTTATTAGACTCTTTTTTCATAATTTCTTTGATTTCTTCTCTAGCAGCATCATCGGTTCCTTTTTTACCAAATATTTTACCACCGGCTTTGTATCTACCAAGTTTAGATAGACCATATTTAACGTCATCCCAAAAAGATTCATTTAATTGATCGTCATTAAATTCAGAATATTTTTCAATTTTCATATAAAAGAAGATATTTTTTTACTATTTATATATTAAAAAAAAAGACAGAAATTATATTTCTGCCTCTAATTGTTTAATTTCATCTAGTATCTTTTTTAAGTCTTCTTTCTTTTGCATCATTACCTTTTTTGCTTTCTTTCTATCCGCATAGACATCTTCAAGCATAATTAAAGTTGGAGACTTTCTTTTCTCAAATACAACACCATTTACACAAAGTACATGTTTTTCTAAATCAATAGGTCTTCCATTTGTACATCTATCTTTATTTTTCTCATCTTGAAGACCAACAAAAGTTTCAGGTGCAATATAGAACTGACGCTGAGTTGTTGGATAAAGTGAAGCAAAGTCATAGGTAACACACCATTGATTCATACCAACTACAGGATCCTTAACCCAACCACCCGCAATTGTTGATTCAGCATCTCCCTTTTCATCTCTAAAAAGAACAATGTTGTCCATATTTCTGAATCTATTTCTTAAAACACCTTCTGTAATAGCTAAAGAACCCAACGCATTATTCATTTGTGAAACTACGTCAATGATTCTAATTTGAGCCAAAGACGAAATCGCATAAATAATTGAAATATAGTTACGAGCATCGTGTATCTTTTGAACTAGAACACTATCGACTGCGTTATAATACATAAATGTCTCAAAGTCATCTTCATAAAGTTTTTGCAAAGAGCCATTGTACTTAATCTTTTCAACACCTACAAGTTTATTAGCTACGAAGTCAAGTGATGATGATTCTTTTACTTTAATAGAAGTATCACAAATCTCGTACAACTGCATATAGTCAAAAATCATTCTATGTGCAGGAACTTCAAATTCAGTAGACCATATTTTATTCATTCTTTTTGTCAATGAAGATACCGCTGGATCAATTCTATATTCTTTACCATTAACCCATTTAGTAATCTTTCTTGAACGATTTACTAAATATAACCAGTCATATTGTAAGAAGTTCCATCCGGTAAGAATAGGCATCTTAGGAATCATCTTATAAAAGAAAGCGTACAACATATCAAACTCATCATCATACTTAATGTATTTGAATTTGTATTCTGTTCCAAATTTCTCAAAATACTTATTTGTATTTGTAATAATTCTTTCTTGCATATCTTCTGGCATTTCTTTTAGACCGAGAAGAATAATTTTATCATCATAAACAATAGATATAGAAAGAACTTGAGTTGCTGCACCTTCCTTAGTAACATTACCTTGAGCATCTTTAACATCACTTGCTTCAGGAAACCCATCAACAATTTCAGTTTCAATATCTATGAAGTAAATCTTAGGTAGATTAAATTCAAAAATTTCATTTTTTTCTTTTTCAGGAAGAGCATCAAGAAACTCATAGATAGCATATCTATCAGGTTGATTTACTTCAACTTGTTTAACAGACTTACCATCCCAAGAACGGTAAGAAGGGTGTCTTTGTACGTCACTGTCTTCACAAGCCACATATTTCATTGGATTATCCCAATTATAATATTTAAGCTTTATATCACCGCTTTTATCAACGTAACTTACTACTAATTTTTTACTATTTGTTAAATATTGCGTTTCAACTAACATTTCATCATATTTAAATTTATTATAAGATTTATAGGTATTTAATTTTAAAAGTTAGTAACTACAATCAAAATACTCTAAAACTTCATTTGTTCTATCATTTATAAAAACCAACTCATCTCTTCTTACCAATTGATATTGATAATGTCTTCCTGTCTTAAACAATGTTTTAATAAAAGGAATACCATCACCTATATTAATAACATCTTCATCTACCATCAGACAAAGTGTTTTTTTATCATCTTCAGGATTGAAGTTTGTGATTTTTTCTAAATTATCGTGATTTTTAGTTAATGTTGTTTTATCAAAACATATAAACTTAGTAGATAATTTCTCACCACTTGGTTTATAAACCATAGATATATCATCACCAATTTGTATATTTGAATTTTCTTCTTTTAAGAAGAGTCTTATCCAGATATAAACTTGTTGTTTCTCAACAACTTGAGAAACCGGTTCATTAGAAGAATCCCAACTTTCAATATTTTCAACTTCAATTGATTTTATTTGTTCTATTAGATTATCAAATCTTCCCATTTAAATTATTTTATTTTATATAGCTATTTCTAACTTACTTTCTATTTTATTTTAATTATATAATTTAATACCAATTTGTTTAAATGTGTCATGACTATATAAAAGGAGGATATATAATTTTAATATATATAATAAAATTATAAAATATATGATAGGTATTTACAAAATTGAAAATTTAATAACGAATAAAATATATATTGGATCATCGCTAAATATAGAAAGTCGTTTTCTAAGACATAAAAATGATTTAATCAAAAAAAGGCATAAAAATATACACCTACAAAGGGAATTTGATAAATATGGATCAGACTGTTTTATATTTCAAGTATTAAAAGTTTGTAGTGGTGATAGTTTAAAAGAAAATGAACAAACATATTTAGATGAAATATTCTCAAATAATGATTATTACCTACATTATTATAATATAGGTAGAGATTCTTCAGGTGGTGATAACCTAACATCTCATCCAAATAGAAGCGAAATAATAAATAAGATTAAAAATGGATTAATAGCTAAATATTCTTTAGAAACAGAAATTGACAAAGAGAAGAGAAGAGAAGGTTTATTAGGAAAGAATAATCCTAATTTTGGTAAAAATTGGTCTACCGATAAAAGGAGAAATATGTCATTACAAAGAAAAGGACTTCCTTCAAAGATAAAAGGTAAAACTTTTGAAGAAATACACGGTGAAGAAAAGGCAAATAGACTTAAAAAGGATCATTCAAAAAAAATGAAAGGTAAATTAGTTGGTGATAAAAATCCATTTTTTGGTAAAAAACACACTGAAGAAAATTTAAAATTATTTTCAGAAAGTCAAAGAAATAAGCCTAATAAAGCATTTGCTAAAAAGTTAAAACCATTTTTAATAGACAATGTAGTATATCTAACTTTGACAGAAGCATCAAAGAAATTAGGATTAGGTTATTTAACTATCAGGAATAGGCTATTATCCAATAAATTTATCAATTACACATATATAACGGACATATGTTTAATTGATAAACTAAAAGAGGATTATATTAATACTGATATATTATATACCTAATTCTAAATTTGATTTTATCTTGGTAATACCTTCTGTGTTTTTTATTAGAAAATCTTCTACTCTAAAATCATAGAAACTTCTATTAATATTCAATTCTATCTTTGGTTGGATAGACAAAGGTTCCTTGGTTAAAATTTCATTTGCGGCATCAAAATGTCTATCATAGATGTGAAGATTTTGAACAAAATGACAAAACTTTCCCACTTTATAACCTAAATGTGAGGCAACCATCATTTGTAAAGCCACATACTGAGTCTTATTTATAAAATTTGCAACTATATAATCCGACGATCTTTGATTCAAAGTTAAATCTAAATAAAAATCACTATCAATTCTTCTAACCGACCACATTGTTTCAAAAGCACAAGGAAATAAACCGTTAGTTTCCTCTAAGTCAGAATATTGGTACATATTTATTATATGTCTTCTACCAAATGGATCATACTTTAAGTTATGAAGTAACTTATCCATTAAGTCATATCTTTTTATTGTAGCACCATATCTTTGACCAATAGTATCATCGCCTATATTCCACTCATCCCACCAGTTTATACCCATATCACGAGCAACTTGTAATGAGTTGGTTTGTTTTTGATAAATCCATAAAACTTCCTTTATGCCTGTCTTAATTGCTGTGTTTCTTAATGTTGTAATAGGAAATTCTCCTTTTGAAATATCATACTCTTCAAATATTTGAGTTATGAATTTACTGTGACCTGGTTGTCCATCAGCATATTTTGGTCGAGGATTTTCATCCCAAGTTCCGTCGCCATCTCCATAGACTATTCTTTTAAGATTGTCTATATAATACTTGTCCGCTTTTATCATTTAAGTATAGAATTAATTTTTTTATCCCTTTTTAGAGATGTCATATAATCTTTTAAATTGCCAATAGCAATATCTTCAACTTTGTAAATATTTGAACCTTTTGGTAATTTATCAATATTATGAGTTAAGCAAGTAACTATCTTTTTAACATTTATTTTACCTAACTCTGATATACATCTATTAGATAGATAGTCAATATCATCTACAATAATATAACTATAGTTTTTACTTTCTGTTATTTCGGTTATAACTTCTATAGTTTTTAGATTGTTAAATTCATCTGTGCTAGGCAAAACTCTAAATTCATCAAAAGGTTACTATCAAACATAATTATTATATTATAACCATTAAATATAGTTTAATATGGACAAAACTCTTTCCATTTATCATTAAACAATAGACATAGATATAAACCTCCAACCTTTATGATTATCAATTTCACCATATCTTAGTTTTTTAAGATAATAATATGAGATATCATATATTGATGATAAATTTTTTAAACCTCCTTTATGATTTATTATTTCGTCATTATATTCAAAAACATATATAATTGACTCATCGTGTCTTTTTTTTGCATTTTCTCTATGTTTTTGTTTAAAGTTCTCAGATTTAACCTTTTCTTTAAATTTGGATGAATTTCTCAAAGATTCAGAGGACTTAATTTTAGTTTCTTCACTTCTTTTAATACCAGTTATGGCATCTGATATCTTTTTTTTATGCTCATCAGATTTTGGAATACCAACTAAAGACCTTTTTATAGCATTCATGTGTTCAGCGGTATTATGTCTACCATATCTTGGATTCTTTTCTCCTAAATTTATCTGTCTATAATATTCTCTCGATTCTTTACTCTTTTTATTTTTTATAACATTAGCCCATTTTTCTGACTTACTTAATGAATTTTTCACCATCTGTGAAACTGATGTTTTTATATAGTCTTTAGTTAAGTTACAAAGATTCTCTAAGCCAAAACTATCTATTGTTTCATATTCTATTTTATAAGCTAAACATTCATCATCAGTTTCAAATATTTTTTTATATTCTATTTTACCACCAGATTTTATGATACTCGATATTTTTTCAAATAGTGAACTATTATTATTTGGTTTTACTCCCTTTAATACCCTTTTCTCATGTATATACATTCTATTATCAGTACCCTTACCAACATAAAATACTCTATTTTCGTAACTCAAAGTATAAACATAATATTTCATATATAATTTTTATTTTATATATTAAAAAGAATAGTACCTCCTAAGTAATTCTCCATTTTTTATTTACCCATATATTTCTTTTTCCGAACTTTTGTTTATAACAGATATCTCTATTATTGTAAAATAATATCCATTCATTAATTTTACTTTTACCAAATGGATTTTGCCAATCGAGTAACTCACCTCCTCCATTTTCATACGCCTCTTTACAACATTTCAAAATCATATCAAATAGATTGTTTAACTCATATAAATTAAAATCTTTTAACTTCTTAAATGGATTTACATCCAATCTACCAACAATTTCTGATGTTAAGTAAGCACCAATGCCATTGAAATACTTTTGATCTAATAAAACCTCACATATAGGTTTATCAAATAATTTTTTATCTAAATTAGATAATATTTCTTTTTTAAAAGAGTCAAAATCTTTTGTTGGATCAAAACCTCTTTTAACTCCAGTAAAACCACCAACTCTATATTTAGGACCCATATACAAACCATAAAGTAAAAGTGAATTACCATCAGTAGTATCCAGTCTCATTCTAGTAAACTTTCTATCAGACCAAGTTTCTGTAGGAGTAAACAGCCAATTACCAGACATACCCATAAAAACAGATATATTAAGATCGGCAGCATCATGATACAATTTAAGTATTAGCTCTTTGCCATTAGAGTCGGCTTCTAACTTGAAATTTTCAAGTAAATTAGAGTCTACTGGTATATTACCTTTTTCAACGTGGTATAACTTTTTGAATGTTCTGTCTTTACTATGATGATTTATATAGTCAGACATGATTTTTATTTCTGGACCCTCAGGCATAGTTCATTATTTTTAATACAGGTAATATAATATTTAATATATAATTAAAATGATAAAAGTTTATGAGTAAAAGTATATTAAAAGAACATGTTATGAAAATAGAAAAATGTAATAGTAAAGAAGAACTTCACTTATTATTATCTGAGGTTAGGAATATATTAACAAATAATAGATCATTTTCATTTTTTATATCCAAAAATAAAATAGTGACAGATAAAGTAAAAGAAATATATCTCTATAATAACTCTGTTAAGGAATCTGTATATAGATTGATAAATAATATAGAAAGTGATGTTTTATGTGAGTGTGGTAAAAAGTGTAGATTTTTAGATAATAATCGTGGTTATAATTTTTTCTGCGGCGATGATAAATGTCAATATGTAAATGAAAAAAGAAAAATGTCAATTAAAGAGACTTTTGAGAAAAAGTACGGTGGACATCCTATGAAAAGTGAAAAAACAAAAAATAAACTCAAAAAATCCATGTTTGACAAATATGGACATGATAATATAATGAAATACTATTCAGAAAATAATATGATAGTGTCTCCATTTGGATTGGAATCTGTGAAAGAAAAAATTAAAGAAACTTTTGAGAAAAAATACGGTGGACATCCAATGCAATCAGATGAGTCTTTTGAGAAAAATTTAAAATCAAGAGTAAAATTTAAAGAATACCTACTACCATCAGGTAAGATTGTAAAGTTACAAGGGTATGAATTATTTGGAATTGAATACTTATTGAATAAATACAAAGAATGTGATATAATACAAGGTGTTAAAGAAATAAACAAAGAGATAGGACTTATCTATTATATGCAAAATGGTAAAAAAAAGAAATATTACACAGACTTCTATATTAAAAGTGAAAATAAAATATATGAAGTAAAGTCAATATGGACTTATAAAGCAAACATTAATAAAAACATTCTAAAAAAGGAAGCCTGTGAACAGAAAGGTATAAATTTTGAGTTTCTAATATTTGATTATAAAGGGAATAGAATAACTAAATTTTAGTTACAAGTTTTCTTAACCCATTTAACTAAAATATCACCGTGACATGATTTACCACCACCGCCTAAGTTTTTACACCAACAACCAAGAGTTTTGTCTTTCAATTCACAAAGTGAATTCATTAGTTCTTTATTAGAAAGAAGATACTCTTCATAAGCATCTACAATTACTTTTCTTGATGTTCCTTCAGGAAACTTTTCACGCAACTCTTTTGGATAAGCCCACTTATTATACCTTCCATTTGGAAGACGACCAATATAAATATCATCAGGATCTTCTGGTACTTCCGGTATCACTAATGGTGTTGATGTATCATTCTCAGCAAGATGGACGTATGATAATAGTGTTGGTGCTACACCTACATCAACGAAATTTAATGTCGCGCCTTCTACAACACTTTCAAATATTACAACTCTTTATATAAATAAAGATTCGATAGGTGGTGGGCCTGGAAGAAATGGTATGTTAAACGCACTTATTGTAAATAACTATATTCAAATAACACAAACTGATAATACCGTAATTTATAGCTATTATAAAGTAAATAGTGTTAGTTTAAGTGGTAGTGTCTATACTGTAGGTGTAACTGATCAGTCAAGCTCATCTGTGAGCATTAGTAATGGCACAATATATACTATTTCACTTGGTTTTGGTGGTAGTACTAGTGGTGGTGGTGGTGGTAGTGTTACATTAAATAACAATACTAATAACTTTATTGTTACAATGTCTGGTACAGCTTCTACATTAGATGGTGAGCCTTATCTTCAGTATAATGCTTCAACTAATACGTTTTGGCAAGACGCTCCGGGTCACACATTCCTGGGTACTTCTCCACTGTTTGGTGTATCATCGTATATAGCGAGTGTTAATACTTTAACTCCTGGTAGATATAATGGTGAGATAATATTTGGTCGAGTTAATAGTGTATTGAATGATGGTGGTAATGGTATAAATTTTGGACAAATAGTTTATCTAAATGCTGGTGGTTTTTGGGATTTAGCTAATGCAAATGGTTATGGTAATGAATGGAATGAAAATCTATTAGGTATTTGTCTTGGTGATGGTGCTGGTAATTATACTGCATCTCCGGGTGGTAACATGGATATTCTATTAAAAGGATATATTTCTACTGACTGGTCTGCTGCTTTATATACAGCTGCTTGGAATGCTACTAGAACAGGACAACCAATCTATTTAGCTGGTAGAGATACTTATAATCCTCCTTTTAACGTAGCGTGGGGTGGTGGTGATTATGATATAAATGGTCCGGGTTATACAACTGGTGATACTATAAGAGTTATTGGTTATATTGTTTATAATCCAAACTCTTCAGCTCCTGGATCACCTGGACCTAATTCACCATCGATACTTAGATTTGATCCAGATCAAAATACTTTCTATCATCCATAAAAAATTATAGTATTATATGCCTTTACAGTCAAATGATTTTTATATAGGTGGTGCGAAGATAACGTATGGTACAGATTTTATTGTTAATAAATGTACCTATCGAGCTTATAGTAGAGCCAAGTTTAATGGTGTTATTTATGATAACATAGATACTATTTACACTAGAAAAGGTTTATATTATGGATTCGATGTTCTTAATGGTGATTCACTTGACACTGGAAAGCCTACCGATTTTGGTAATATTGGATCTGCTGGTAGAGTTTCAGGCAAGCTTCTTAATGAAGTTTTATATGATAGTATTAGTAATTCTATTTTTTTTGACGGTACCAATAACTTCTTTCAGTTTGATTTTATTGATAGACTTGTTTCTAATGAACTTACTTTATCTGTTACGTTTAAGATGGATTTTGTAGCTGAAATATTTGATATAGTTTCGCTTTATAATTATTACTCCGGTAGTGAAAATCCTGTTGAGTTTCCATTAAAGTTAGGCAGGGATAGATATTCAAAAGGAGAAGGTATTACTTGGCAAATACCAAATCTTGGATCATCTGGTGATGCAGGTGGCCAACCAATTTTTACTAACTATAATACTCAGGCAGGTATATGGTATAACGCTGTGATTGTATTAAATAGAAAAGGAAGTTGGAATTCATATCTTAATGGTAATCTTGTTGATTCTGGTAATACGTCTCCTTTTTATGGATGGGGTATTAACTCTTATAATCTAGAACTTCAAGGTAAATTTAAAACGCCTTGTTACTATTCTAATATAATGATATATGATAGAGCTCTATCTAGTGATGATATAACCTATAACTATTATAAAATATCTGAAAACTACCCACTTGGATAAAAAGTATAACTAATTTATGTTTGAAAATAGACACTTTATAGTATTTGATGTTAGTGAGTTAAATAAGATTGATTTTACTCAAGTTTTGGAAACAAACTCTAATACAGTTAGAAAATCGTATGATAATACACAGACTTTTGTTAAGTGGGATGGTGCTACACCAAGTTGTATCGATGATCTTACAACAAAGCAAGGTCCTTATAACTATACTAATATGTTAATTTTACTATCTACTGAAACTTGGATAGGACCAACTGGTGGTACTGGTAGTAATTAATTAGGAGTGGCTACTCCTCTTTTTGAAACAACAATAGAAGCCATTTTGTTTGCCCATATTATAGATGATTTTATATCACCCGACTCAATATACTTTAATATGAAAGAAGCGGTGAATGTATCTCCTGCGCCACTAACGTCAATTGTTTCCTGTGGATTTGGACTTGGAAATATCTCTTCATTGAACTTAGTACCCTTGCTTCCCAATGTGACTAAAATATTTTTAGATTCTAATAATTCTGAGTTTTGAACAGACTCTTTCTCATTCAGTTTTACAAATGTGTAACTATCTGTTATTATTTTAGATAGCTTTCTCTTTGAATCTAAGATGCTAATCTTGGAGTTTTTACCAATCAATACTATATCATCATCTGATAAAAAACCTTTATAGTAATCACTCACTATCACTATATCAAAACCTGATATACTAGATAGTAAATCATTTGTTAGTTCTATAGGTGTTATTTTATTTTCTCCCTCGTCAAATCTAATAAACATATGATTACTTTTCTTTTCAACAAATCTAGTTTTTACTATAGGCTCATCTTGATACCAATGTGTTATTACTATATTTGGATTTAGTGATAGTAGATTCCTAACAACATTACCAGACATTCCTTCATTCTCAATAGTTTCTATTGGATTTAAAACAGGTACTGGTGCCTCTGGGCTAAATCTAGACGCCTCACAGTATATAAATTTATCTGTGCATTTTTCTCCTATTACTAAAATCTTAATCATTTATTTTCAATAATTTTTGTTGATGAGTATCCATCTAACTTATCAAAGAATATAACTTTTTTTACCAAGTTAGATCCTATAACTTTTTTATACCTATAATCACTACCCACTACAATAATATCAGCATTCCACTCTTTTATTCTATTACAAAGTTCTTCATCGGTTGAAAAGCTAACAGAACTATTTACATATTTAATAGAATTCATAAAATCAATTCTATCGTTAATATTATTAATAGGTCTAAGGTCACCTTTGAATTGTTTTACTCTTTCATCTGTATCTATACCAACTCTTACTTCACCAAACTTACTGGCAAACTCTAATAGTTTGATATGACCTATGTGTAAAACATCAAAGGTGCCATTAACCCAAACTTTTACTTTTGAGAATCTCCTTTCCATACTCTATATGAGTCCGAATCTGAATGTGTAGTTGATACTTCAAATATAACACCATCGGTTAGAGCCTCTAATTGATGAGGTTGTCCAGGTCTTTGTCTTACAATATCACCGACAATTAATTTTTGTTCAATTACATTTGCTGTTTCTGTATCTATCCAACGGTATAAAAACTCACCTTTATCAACATACCAAGTTTCATCTTTAATCATATGATAGTGCATAGAAAATTTAGCACCTTTGTTAAAACAAAGTAGCTTACCACAATAAAGTTCATTATTTTCTATAATAACTTCTTTACCCCAACCTTTAGGAACACAGCAACCTTCACTGTAAAGAGCATTAATAACTATTGGCTTTTGCATCGTTTATAGCATTATTTATTTGTACAATAACCATCTCAGGTGTTATTGATTTGGTGCATTCAAATTGTCTTTCTGTACCTTGATGATCAGGACACCAGTTCCAATCACTTGCGTTTAATCTGTGTCTATTAAAGCAACCATGACAAACGTTTTTATTTATAACTCTGTATGTATTTGATACCGTTTCGCTATAATCATCGCTAAAGCCAGATATTAAAACAACAGGTATGTTTAATGACCATGCTAACCAAGATAATCCTGAGCCTAATCCAACAAAGAATTCACAAGTTGATAGGTCTTCGATTAAGTTTTGAATTGTACCTGATTCGAATTTTGTAATACCTATTGGTTGATAGTTGCCCATAAATCCATCATTTTCTCTTGAATATAGAATGACTTCATAACCAAGACCATTTAGATAATCAACTACTGACTGCCAACCTATTGGGTTATTCCAATATTTTGACTGACAGGTTGAATGTATAGCTATACCTACTTTCTTTTTCTTCTCAACATTTGGTTTTTTTAATATTGCTTTTGTTTCTTTATACTCTAGTCCTAAAATATCAGAAGCTGTCTTTTGTAAAGGTTGTTTTTTGAAGTCAAATGGATGTCTTGCTAAATCAAATACATCATCTTTATAAAACCATCCTATTTTATACATTGCGTATAGATTATGAACAGGTGTTCCAGGTTGAACAAACTCTATATCAGGGTATGTTTCTATAAATAATTGATTCATGAATGTAGATACTACTAAATCACATTGATGTTTGTCTTTGAATTCTCTGATATACGGTATCCAAGATAGAGTGTCACCTAAAGAGCTACTCTCTAAAGATATATACACTCTCTTGTTTTTTAAGTCTAAAGTATTTTCATATATTAGAGTACCGCCTTCCCATACCTTTGCAGTCCATTTTGTGTAATATTCTCTATTTAATCTTATCCAATGATTTATAGGTACTGTATTACTGTAGTGACATCTTCCAGTTTCATCATAGAATTCAATTTTAAATTGACTACTTGATTCTCCCTTTATTTCTAAAAATGGATTTCCTACAAAGTTTTGAAAAATACTAGGCTTAGGAATAAAAGCATTATTCTCCATAGAAGGAAGCCTTTTAACTTTTTTGTAAAAATCTGAATATCTTTTAGAGAATGATTCGGATTCATTCTCAACTTTGTATGATAAATCACTTGATATTAAATTTAACAATTTAGACTTTGTTGATGATATATCATCGCTTATAGTTGTTATATATGTAGTGAACATATCCATATATTGTGGAAGATTTCTAGATAAAATTTTAAGACCGTGTGATATTGCTTCTTTCAAAACAAGTGGATTACATTCCCAAGTTGAATTAAACATAAAAACATCTGCCGCTTCCATAAATGTATCAACATCTGATCTTTCGCCCCAAACAGTTACATTTGATGGTATATTTTGCATTATAGGTGCCCAATATTCTTCAAAGTTCATCGCTTGATTGCCTATAAAATGGAACTGTATCTCAGGATTTGATGTTTCTAAAAGTCTTGCTAATTCCACACCTTCTTTTTGATTTTTACCAGATGTCCATAGACCTACATTTATAACATGTATTTTATTAATATCAAAACCTAAATTGATTTTTGAAATTAATTTCTTTTCAGGTGTCGGTACTTTATTTTCTATAGGGAATTGTAAAACTTCACTATAGGATGGCATACTTGAGAAAGTTGTTTCTTTATGCCAAGGTGTGCAAAATGCGTAGGCATCTGGGTTAAATCTTTTATGTGAGTTTGGATTAAACCAAACATTATGACAAGTCTCTACCATTTTCCAAGCTCTATTATTATCATATAACTCGTTAATTAGACTTGAAGGTACATCACTACCAAAACCCTCTAATATTTCATCAGCATGTATGATGTCTATATTGTTATCTCTAATTATTTTCATTACTTGGGTTTTATCTTCCCCAATTGTGAAGAAGTTCTCAGGTTTTATTATAGACTTTATTTTATTTTTTTGAACCACATAATGATCACTAAGATTCTCATACTCAGCTACAAAAATCTCAAAATCACTGTTATCAATAATTGATTCTATTCTTCTTAATAAGAAGGATGGCATCCCACCAGTAGATAGATGGGGTGCTAAAAACAATATCTTTATTTTCTCAGACATATACTATTATATTTTTTGCTATACTTTATATAAAAATCTACAATAAAGTTATCATTGTGAGTTAAAAAGTGTTGATAGAATTTAATATATACATTTATGAAGCTTGTAAAATATTTTGAATTTCATAAAAAAGATTTAGAACCTATTAAATCTTTTTACCTTAAAGATGAGTTAAACCCTAAGATATGGGATGATTTCAACTTAGATAATGAGGTAAGAGAGCAACTATTAAGAATTGCTCAGGATTTTTATGATAACACAGATTTCCCTGCAGAAGTTGTTGATATAGCATTCTGTGGTTCTCTTTGTAACTATAACTGGTCAGAAAAGTATTCTGATTATGACTTACATATTATAATTAACTTCTCAGATATTGATGATAATTATGAATTGGTTGAAAAGGCTTGTGATTATGCTAAAAAAGTATGGAATAGCCAACATGATATTAAGATAAAAGGTTATGAAGTTGAAATAGCTCTACAAGATGAAGATGATATGAAAAAAGCCATTGATGGTGGTAGAATGGGTGGTGTTTTCTCTTTACTTAACAATAAGTGGATAAAAAGACCAGAAAAGATAGACTTTGAACCAGATGAAAAAATGATATCAGAGAAAGCTAAAACAATTATGATGCAAGTTGATGATATTGAAAGTGAATCTGAAGAGGATAAATATGAGGCTTTTGATGAAAAGATATCAAAAGTTTGGAAAAAGATAAAAGACTATAGACAAAGTGGTCTTGAAAGTGAAAGTGGTGAGTTTTCTGTTGGTAATTTAGTATTTAAGTTACTAAGAAGAAATGGTTACATTAGTAAAATAATGGAACTTAAAAGAAAAATCTACGATAAACAATTTAAATAATATGGATATTAAAATATCAGAAATAGAACAAGCATTCAAAGACATATTTGAAGAAGAGGAAGGTGTTGTTAATTCAGTAGATACTGTTTATGAGATGTCAAGTGATGAGAAGTTTTATAAACTTGTTATATCAATACACGGTCTATCAACTCAAGATACTTCTATTATACATACTAAATTTATATTTAAAACTGACTTAGATAAAAGAAACCTTGTTGAAAATTCATTCATATATTTATATGATATTAATTGTATATACCATAAAATTGAATTCTCAAATATTGTTGATTTGAAGAAGAGAATAGAAGATATTATTGAGTCTAGAAATTTTGGTGAAGATCTTCAAATTCTTTCAGATTTCATCGAGGCACCCGCTATGTTCTTGAATTATTATATGAGAAGAGATAAAATAACTGACTACTCTATTTTTGATGTTGAATACGAACCTAAGTTTAAAACAACTCCTTGTGATAAAACCACTTTTGATTTTAAAATTAACATTAATAATAACTATGATATGGAAATGTCTATACATAAGATAGATAAAGTTGATCCAGAAGAGCTTGATAAGTATAAATTTCAGTTTAAGTTTATGGATGAGATAGAAACATATGAATCAGACACTTTGAAAAACGTTCACTTTTTTATCGGGGACCATATCGCTAAAATTCTTGATAAAAAACTAAAGAACAAGTAATGAAGTATCTTGAAAAATTTGTTAATTATTTAAACGAAGCCGCAGAAGATATTACTGATTTATCTAAAGAAGAGTTAGATGATTTATTGCTTCCTATGGTTGATATGGGTATAGAGTATTCATTCACTACACCAAGAGTTATTACCGAAGGTGAATTCTCTGGTTATAAATCTTTGAATATCCAATTTAGAAATTCTTTTGAATTAGGCCCAGCTGGTGGATATACCGAGCAAATAGTTGATCCTAAATTTTGGGACTTCTTGGATGAGTTAATATCACTTAAAAATCGTTTAGAAAGTGCTAGAGTTTCTATTGGTACAAATTGGAGACACTATATTATAGTTACTTTTATACAAAAGTCTAAAGTTGAAGGTGATTTGTTTTTAATACAAAAACTTTACAATGAAATGTCTGCTAGAACAAATGCGGCAAAAAGTGATTTTTCAAATAACATGACTAAGAATTTAGACAAAGAAAACTTAAAAATTACTGTTAGATGTGGTGGTGGTCTTAGTTCTGGTGAATATACTGATAGAAAATGGAACGGTCTTTTTAGAGGTATAGATTTTTCAAAATTTAATATTGAAAAGGAAATTACTGAAGATAGATGGGGTTCAAAATCAGCGACTATTACAATTACACTTAAAAGTGAATCGTAATATTTAATATATAAATTATAAAAATAAGATAGTGGAATGTCTCATATATTATTAAAAAAGGTACCAAGTTCAGCTATTACGGCACCAGGAACCACAGATGTAAAGTTCTTCAGTAACTTTAATGATAATGGTCTTTTGTATTATATTGATAGCTCAGGTAATCCTTTACCAGTTGGTGGTTCTACATATAATCCGGTTACTAATATAACATATAGTGGTTTATATAGCTTATATACAGGTTCTCAGTTTGCTACTGGTTCGTACTATCTTATAACAGATTTTTATACTGCTTACGAGCAACCTGATTATTATTTTGATGGTACTTTGAAAACCGGTGGTATGTACAAAACAAGTCCTGTAACACCATTGTTGGTTTTAGCTACAGCTAAAGATAAGTTATCACCATATGCTACACAGCCAGGTTTTCCGAATGATAAGATTATTTATGACATATCTTGGGATAAAACAGAGTTTGTTAATAACTCAAGAGGTAGAATAATAGAAAGAGTTGATAGTAATAATAATAGAACTGATTACGACCATAGATCTGTTAGATTCAAAAGATATCAAGGCTATGAAAGAGATACTCAAATAAATGGCTATATAACGGATTTTGATTGTGTTAATGGCGCTGTTACTGGATCATCTACTACATTTATATCAGATATAACCGTTGGTGATGTTATTATTTTTGATTCAAAGAGTGATGTTGGGTATGACATTGGTGTGAAGGTTACTCAAGTTGTTGATGATTTTAACTTATACGTTCAAGTTGATAGTTTATATTCAGGTGGTGTGCCTTCTCCAGTGACATTGCATAACTCAGTTTCTTCTATATACCCTGTTAATTATTCTTTTAATAGTAAGACATATACAGCTTGGAAAACAAATGCCACAGCTAATTATAATTCTTATAAAGAGGTTTATTTTGCTCAAAGTGATAATAATGATTATGACTCTTACTATACATTTAATTTATCACAGGCATCTAATAATACTTTAAGCAACTACTCATATAAGTATCTATCTGGTGATAATAATACTTTGGTTTTACCTAATAATATTATAAGTGGTATGTGTTATAACAATACTGTAGGTGGTTGGTTTTATAATAATACACTAACATCAGCCATTAGTAATACATTTACCGGTGATGTGTATGGTAACACACTTGGTCAATTAAGAGGAAATTCAATATCTAAGTCTTTTTATAATAACGTACTTGGTGATATAGAAAGTAATATATTTTTCAGTCCATTTTATGAGAACTTTAGTAGTTCTTCATTAGTTATGTATTTTAATAACTTTAAAACAGAGTTAGCATACTATGACTTTAGTAGCTCAACTTATATCTACAATCCTCATAATTGTGAGATATTTTCTAACTCTTTGTATATTCCAAGATTATCGTATTATGATTCATACGATGTACTTAACATAGTTAATGTTACTGATTAAAATAGCTTACAATAGTATCTAGATTTTCTCTATTGAATCCATCACTCAATGGCTTACCTCCAGATTTTAAATAATCATTGTATAGTTGGTTATACTCGTCTATTGTGTAAAATTTATTATCTATAGTTGATAGAAATACATTTGTATCATGAAAACTAACCGTTTTATTTTGAAGACGTGTTTCTCCATAAGCAGGACCCATAGGGCCAACTAGTTCTGTACCTGACACCTCTTCATTAAATTGTTTGAATGATTTAATCTTCATTTTCTTTTTCTATCTTTTCAAAATATTCGTCTTGTTCCTCAAGTGAATATTCATTTTTCTTTGTATTATATATTAAATTATAAAGGAACTTATCGTGTAATTTGTGATGTTCGTCATGTATCATAGTAATCATGCAAGTTTCATCCTCAAAGTTATTTTCAATTTTAACTATCTCCATTCCAAATTTACCATTTTTATCATGTAGATTGCATATAACTTTTACTTTACACTCTAATAGATGTAGTATCTTAGAAAATGTAGCATTCTTTGAAAGATAAAGATAATCTTTCATTTCTTCTTTATGTGTTGCTTGATATAGCTCTAAGAAGTTTTTTTCTCTTTTAGTAAGAGGCTTCTTTTTTGATATCTTTTCCATTATTTTGGTTACTTCCATTTGTTTCACAGATTCGTTGAATAAATAATATTTAATAAATCGTTCTAGTTTCTTCATAAAATAACAATACTTTCTACTTTTATATATTAAGAAGTATTTGTTTATTTTATATATACATTGTAAAATTTATATGATTTGATGGATCAGAAGTTACTAGAAAGTTTAAATAACTTATCGTTTGCTCTTCAAGAGATTTCAGACGCACTTAGAGATAAGAGTGAGGCTCAATCTGCTACTGCAAAAGCCATGAAAGGTGGTGATTTCATCAAAGAAATCAAAGAAATTAATAAAGGTGTAATTCAGTTACAGAAAGATACAAAAGAAATTCTAAAGAATCAACAGACCATAATGAATATGGCTAAGAGTAAAAGTGATAAAAAAGAAAATGTCGCTGAAGGCTTAGGTAAAGATAAAACAGCTCAAAAGAATTTCAAAGAAGGCTTAGGTGTTATTTTATTAATGGCTGTTGCAGTTTTAGCACTTGGTGTAGCATTTAATTTAATAGGTAAAGTTAATTTCTTATCTGTAATTGCTTTATCAATTGCTCTTCCGTTATTAGCAATTGGATTTGCTAAAGTTCATACAACTTTGAAGGCGGTTGGATTTGACCCAAAGAAAGATGCTGTTAATTTCATTATTGCTGTTACTTCGATAGCCTTGGCTCTTACTGCGGCATCTTGGATATTATCAATGGTTACTCCTTTGACATTTACAAAGTTCTTTACTACTACATTTATTGCCTTGATGTTTGCCCTTTTGAGTGAATCTATCTATAAGTTCATGATGGCATTTAAGGGAATGAAATGGGGTGAGATTGCTAAGACTGTTGTTGCTTTCCCTTTGATATTACCTGCTATTGCTTTAGGTATTGCATTTGCATCTTGGGCACTACAATTGATTAAACCTATAGGGATTTCACAATTCTTAACAGCTGTTGGTATTGGTATTGTATTTGCAGTTATATCATTTGGTATCAGAAAGATGTTGAAGTCTTTCAAAGGTATTGGTGTTAAAGACTTAAAGGAAGCTGTTGTATTTCTTCCACTTATTTTACCCGCTATTGCCTTAGGTATTGCGGGTGCCTCTTATGCTTTACAGTTAGTTAAACCAATAGGGTTTATACAGTTTTTAACAGCTGTTGGTATTGCTATTGTATTTGCAGTTATATCATTTGGTATTAGAAAGATGTTAAAGTCATTTGAGGGTATGGATCCGGCTACATTAATAACCGCTTCTATAATGCTTCCTATTTTATTAGTAGCTGTCTCATATGCAATTGCTTATTCATCAGAGGCATTTAATAAAATTAAACCTATTAGCTTTATTCAATTCTTAACCGCTGTTGGTATTGCCGCTGTATTTGCAGTTATATCATTTGGTATTAGAAAGATGTTAAAGTCATTTGAGGGTATGGATCCGGCTACATTAATAACCGCTTCTATAATGCTTCCTATTTTATTAGTAGCTGTCTCATATGCAATTGCTTATTCATCAGAGGCATTTAATAAAATTAAACCTATTAGCTTTATTCAATTCTTAACCGCTGTTGGTATTGCCGCTGTATTTGCTGTTATATCATTTGGGTTAAAGGGTATAGTAAAGGCTGTTGGTGAGATGAAATGGTCTGATGTGCCAAAGATACCAGTATTTATGGTTTTAGTGGCGATTGCTATCACTGCATCTTCTTATATTTTATCAATGGCTAAAGTTATACCTGCCGCTACATTGTTGAAACTAACACTATATGGTATTGCATTGGCTGTTGTTGTTGCTGCTGTTGGTGGTGCAATGGCGTTACTTAATAAAATGAAAGTTGGATTAAAAGATGCTTTAATTGGTAGTTTATTAATAGTTGTTATTGCGACTGCTATAATGTTATCTTCTCATATTTTATCTGTAGGTAATTATAAGAAATATCCAGATTGGAAATGGGCACTTGGTGTTGGTTTATCATTAATTGCATTTACACCGGCTGTTGTATTACTTGGTGCTATTGCTATGAGTGGTGTTGGAGCATTGGCAATTCTTGCAGGTGCTGGTATGGTATTGACTGTTGCTGATACTATTGTGAAAGCTTCACATATTTTAGAAAAGGGTAAATATACAGGAGGTCCTACTTTGGCTTGGGCCGGTGGTATAGCAATGGCTTTAGGTGCCTTTGCTCCTGTTTATGGTATGATGATGGCAAATTCTATTCTATCTTTATTTGGTGGTGGTGGTGTTGGTCCAGATGATTTTGCACAGGCAATTAGAACAATTTCTCAAGGTATTGTTGATGCGGCGGGATTCTTTGCTAATAATAGTTCAGCATTTGTCAAGGGTCCATCTAAAGAGTGGGCTGAAGGTATTGGTACTGCAATTGGAGCCTTTGCTCCAGTTTATAAAGTACTTGCTGATAATAGTGGTTGGATGGCAAGTGGTGTATCTGTAGAAGATATGGCTAAGGCAATTATGACTATATCACAGGGTATAGTTGATGCTGCCAAGTTTTTCGCTGAGAATAAATCTCCTTTCCAAGAAGGAAACTATCCATCAGAAAAGTGGGGTAAAGGTGTTGGTGCTGCTTTAAGCGCTTTTGCGCCGGTCTTCAAGGCTATGAACGAAGACAGAGGTTGGTTTGAGTCTGGGGATGATGTCTTGAAAGGTATGTTAAAGGGTATAGGTTATACTACCGGTGCTTTAATATCATCCGCTCAGGCTTTCTTTAAAGCTGGTGATATATGGGGTGCTTATCCAACTGAGGATTGGGCGAATGGTGTTAAATCGACTATAACTAGCTTTATGGATATATTCCAGACCATAGAGGATAGAGGTTATAGTGTAGTATCATTTAGAATCTATACTAGTATATTAACCGGTGCTTTGAATTCAATTAGCTCCAGTGCTAGAATGTTATGGTCAAATCAAAAGTTCTTTGGATTTAAAATGGATCCAAATTACATTCCTAACTTAGCTAAGAATGTTTTATCATATGGTGCTTTATCTAGAATGCTTGATTCTATTTTAACGGTTGAGGAAAAGAAAACAGTTAGCCTTGGTGTATTTGGTGACTTTTCATATAAGAGTAAAAAATCAATTGAGGTTTCTAATGTTAATAAGGTTATAAACCAGATGGTTATTAGTGCTGGTATATTATATAATAACAGAAGATTCTTCCAGAATAAGATAGATCCTAACTTCATGTCGGCTATTGCTAAAAACGTTCTTACTTTTGCTGACCTTGCTAATAGTCTTGCTAAAAAGCAAAAAGGAACTTCTACTTTTGATGAGATGATGGGTTGGGATCCAATATCAAGAGCAGCGAAGGGAATGGTTAAAATCGCATCTGCATATGATGCTTTAGCAAAAGCTGTTAGAAACTTTAGTAATGCTCTAAATAGTCTAAATACAGTTAAATTATATCAGTTTAGAATGCTTACTGGTAACTTAGCAATGTTATCTGCTATGGACTCTGGTATGTTTAGTAATATGTTAAAAGTTCTTGAAAATAGAGCTGGAGTATTTGCTAAACTTATTGATATTCAGGAAAGAAGAGCTTTGTCGAATATGCCTCAGATAAGAATGAATGTTCCTGGTGTAGGTGGTGGTGCTAGTCCTCAAAGCAAAAAAGGTGATGATACAAGCCATATTAGAGATAATAAAGGAGAGACTCAATTACAGAAGCTTGATAAGATAGTTGCTATCTTAACTGAAATGAATAATAATGTGGTTACGATTGACTCTTGGCTACAATCATCAAAAACAGGAAATGATGATTTAGGTAAAAAAGAAGGATAAACAAATTTCTTATAAATTATATAATTAATATGAAACGTAAAATTTCATTATTTAAAAAGTTAAAGCTCTTTAGAGAGTTTATAAAGATAATTAAGATAAATCAGACCGAAATTGAACAGATTTTTGGTTCAAGGATTGACAATGCTTATAGATTATATAATGTTTTGAATATCCCTGAAGAAATGATAGGTGAGCCTTATAATTTGAGAAAATCAGATATAGATAGATTTGCTGAGACTATGATTAAAGAATATTCTCTAAAAATATCAGAATATTTAGATTCAAAAGGATTAAAGGAGATGTATGATTTCTATGAGATTAAAAAGGTTGATAAGTATGCTTATCTTGTAGTTTTAGGATTCTCGCTCCCTAATAATCCATTTAGAAGTAATGAGTACTATGATAATATCAAGTTCAGAGTTATTCCTTCAGTCTCAGCCTTCTTATTAATATTAATCTTATTATTTTTAATTTTTTGATAAACTTTTAACACTACGAAACTTATAAAATAAAAAAATAATTCTAACATGGATAAATTTTATGAGGTATCGGAAGATTCAATTGCTCGCTTCTATGAAATCTTTAACAAAAAAACATTCCCAGTAGCTATCGGCTTTCAGTTTATTGGTTGTGAAAAGCAAAAAGAGCTTATCAAAATTTCTAAGATTGCCGACCAATACGCATTTCTTCTTAAAAAAGAAATTTTAGTTTCTATCAATGATGACTTAATGAGTGTATTTGATGATGAGTCGATTCAAATTCTAATTGAGCAAGAAATCGATAAAGTAACAATGAATATTGAAACTGGAAAAATCAAATTAATTAAGACTGATTTAAATACTTTCTCAGCTATTGTTAATAAATATGGTGTTGAAAAAGTAGCAAGAGCTAACAAAGTTGAAGAACTATACCACGAGCAAAAGCAAGATGGTACTATGGACGAGGAATTTATAGCATAAAAAATAAAACTAACAAAATATATGGAAAAAATTGAAACAAAAGTAATTAAACCTGAAATATCTTTCTTTGAAAGTGATATTAACAATCTAATGATTGATAGTAATGAAGAAGCTAACTTAGATGCTAGAGCAAAAGACGTTGAGAACTTCATGAAAAATAATACAGGTAAAGGAAAATCAGAAGAAGAAAAAGATGAACTTTATCAACAAGCTCAATTACTTTGGAATAATTTTGTAGATGCTCTTAAAAATGCTAAGTATAACTTTTATCTTAATAGACCTCAGCATAAATTTTTAACTGATTTGATACTTACTAAAATGGAGTATGATGTTAATACTGTATTCTTTGCAATTGAATTAACAAATATGTTAGGAAGTATGAAAGAGGCTAAATATACAAATGATAAAGACTTAGTATCTTTTCCAGTCAATGCTACTGAAATAACCTATACATATCATTTGATATCAAAACATAAAGTAAAAGGCTTATCAAAAGAAGCTTATATATTCTCACAAATTCTTTATAGATTTGGTGGAATTAGCAAAATAATAAACTATTATGAAGCACTTTCTAAAAATCTATCAAGTGACATACAAGAATGGGTTATGACATTTGAAGATGGTGTTAATTCTGATAAGTTTCCAACTCCTGAAGTTGAGACAAAGACTAAAAAAGAGAAAAAAACAGTTACTGAATAATAGTAACAATTATATCTAAAAGTAAAACCTCTGTTTAACAGAGGTTTTTTATTTTTAATAAATTGGTTTGATTGGTTGAAATGGTCCAATTAGATCCACATACTGCTGAGGTTGTGTTAAGTCTTTTTCGCCTCTTATTTCGTAGTTTTTTCTATCTCTATAAATAAGTCCATAACCATTGTCAGACGTTACTTCAACAACAATAAATGGATCTATATTAGAATCTATTGTGAAGTTGAATGGTAGTATAGGGTTTGTTGTTGAGTTCTTAGGAACCTTTCTAAATTCTTTAAGAGTTTGTACTGGTTCATAATCAATTTCTTTCCATTCTGTTATTTTTAACCAGTTGGTTGTGTCAATTACTGGTGGTATTGAACTTGTTGCTGAAAAAGTCGAACCTAATCCACTATATACAAATAAATCTCTATTATATGTAACTAGGTTTGTCGGTGTATATAATGAATTTTCTACCCATTCTTTTACATTTTCGTATTTTCTTGGATTTTTGATTTTATTATCATCTATTTGAGATTCATAAATTTTTCCGTAATAGATAACCTTATCACCTGAGTTGTAAGTCGTAAATGGCGCCCATTCTTTATATGTCTTATATGTTCTAACTGTTATATCAAAGTAATCTGGTAATTCAATATTATATCCATTAAATGGTTTAGGTGGTGTCACTAATCCAGTTGGGTTTTTATCAGAACCTACGCCTGGTAAAATAGAATAGAAATCCAACACACAGTTATAAACAGTGGATCCACTATTTACCGGCATTAAGTAAGCCTCATTTAATTTAAATGAAATAGGACTCATATTTTGTCTTATGTTGAATATCTGAGTATCATAAGAAGTATGAACTATTTGATTTTCATTTTTGAAATAAGCTCTACCTGTTATGTCTAGTATTTTATGTGTTAAAGGTATAATATTTCTCTTTAACCAGTATTTTAAGCCTTGTAGCTTTATTATAACTTCGTCTATACTATAGTTTAAAGTTATGTTTCCTTCTTTGTCTGTAATGTTGTATGTTAAGTTAAACATATTAGTTTCCTCGTAATCATCATTTGGAAAATTATTAGTTATAAAGTCACTTTCTGTCCATCCTTCCACCGTGTTGTCGAATATATCTGGAATCTCCAATTTGAATAATTTCAAGAACTTTTCAGACTGAGGGTTTATGTTTTTATAGTATTCATTTAATTGAAGGTCGTTATATCCAAAGAAGTTGATAGCGTTGATAATAGACTTATAAGCTCCGATATATGGATATATCAAGTGCTTCATCATTAACATTTCTTTTCTTTTCTTGTTTAGATATTTCCAATCTATACCACCTTCTAATATATCATAATCTTTGAATATAAATACTTCATTAGGCGCTATTAATTTACCTACGTTACCAAGTTCTGTCTTGAATCGTATGTCTTCTATTTCTGTTTGACCATATACTTTAAATCTACCAATCTCTCTATCAATTACTTTAATATCAAATTTACAATATGTTGTATCACCTGATTTTGGGTAGTCACTTATAACTGTATTTTCTAAAAATAAGTAGTCATCACTCTTTAGGAAATCTACAATTAGTGTTTTATAGAAAACATCTCTTATTTTAACAACTGTTCCGTTATTACTTGATAAAAATTGATTCTTTTTATTTGATGTGTCTTTTATATACAAAGCTATCAGCTGACCAGATTTCAAGCCTTTTTCTGTAAAGTGCTGAGATGAGTTAGAATTAATTTGAATTAACCCCCTCTTATTAGATGTGTCTTGGTCTAACGTTTCAAATGAAATTGAAGTGTTGTTTGTAGATGTTGATTCAAATGTTAAAGATATATCTTCTTTTTTATAAAGTTGAAGTGTTGTCTTAATTGCACCTTCTTCTTCCGCCTTAAATCCAAGAAATACTTCTAATGCTTCTGGTGCGGTCGATATATCAGTGTCATCGTCTATATAACTTAAAGGATAATAAACCTCATCAAAAATAGTTTGTTGATATTCAGGTAAGCTACATTTAGTTAAATCTTTATTTGCGTTTTTATTAAGTATAGCAGTTGTTAAAGGTTTTGGACCTGTATAAGCATATGAGCCAGTTATTGGTAACTGAGTTCCTGAAAAATCATATAAGAAGAATTCAGGGGAAATATCCGAGTACCAACTCCAGTAGTATTCAACTTGAACATCACCTTGGAAGTTTTCTCTAGGTCTTCTTAAATACTCTTTAGATTTCAACCATAAATCTACATGTGGTTTATAGTCGGGATCTAAAGTACCGTATTGATTATCTTCTGAAATTTGATTATTTCCGGTTGTTGGTGTAATCGTGCCGTTTAGTGTAACCTCAACCTCTATAATAGAATTTATACTTGGTTGTATAGTCCAAACTGAATTCCTTTCAGGATTATAAACAATTCTTTCAGTACCTGCTGACATTGGTATGTTTTTAATAACAGTCCCAGTTACTGGGTTTATAACAAGTACGGAGTTACTAAACAATGATGACATATAGATACTACCATCATATTGGTTTAATGCTAAATATCCATAGTTACCGATTGATGTGTTGAAACTAACGGTGTTATTGTTTAAATTTAATCCTCTGAATAGAGTAGATGAGTCTGATATATTCATCTCACCGGTTAAGTTATTAAATATAATATCATCAAATGTTCCGGTAGATATTGATGTTATAGAATATGTCACACCGTTGTCAATTTTATATAGATTGTTATTACCAAATACATAAATTGACTCATTTACTGGTTCATAGAACATAGAACCTGTAGCACCAGGAACACCATAAGATGTTTGAACATCTCTTGTTGATCCATTTACTCTAACAACTGTATTTGTAGCTGAATTTGTAATTATATACATATCAGACTCAAATACATTAAATGTCATTTTACCGATTGATGTTGCGTCATTAGGGAAATTTAATGAAGAAGATGTTAAGTTAGTTGAAACTATATTATTTGAATTTCTTATCTCAACTTTTGCTAAGTTTTCAAAAGATATGTAGGTATCACCATTTACTGGATTTATCGCAACATCTTTAATTACATCTGTATATGACCAGTTATTAACAACTGTGTTTAGTAAAGGATCAACTACATATATTTTTTGTTTAGATACGCAGTATAGGTAGTTATTAAATGTATTAAATCTTAAAAGCTGACTTTGTGTATTTCCAACTAATGCTATATTGTTTATATATGTTCCACTATAAGCATCTAAAACAATTAGGTCATCACCTAATGCAAATATTGAGTTAGATAGTTGTACATATACTATATCTACTAAATTACTTGTACCGTTATACTGTTGTAGGTTGTATGTGTTAGTATTGTATATATTTGGGTTATAAGCCAAGCTAAACGCTGAGTTAAACTCGTCTTTATTAAATGGACCACCTACGCCTGATGATGTCGGTCCTACTATTATACCACAAGCTGTTTGACCAAAACCTACCTCAAATGCTAATGTTATAAAAGCTGACGAGTTACAAAGATTATCTGTTGTTCCCCAAAATGGTCCTTGATAACTTAGATTCATCACACCTGGGTCTAAGAATTGAATATTAAATTCAGTATTATTCCAAGTATGAAATGCATTATTAATTGAAAATGCCATTCCAGTTGCAAATCCGGCATCTTCGAATGAGTATGTTCCGGTAGCTGAGCCTGTTAGTTTAACCTCATTTGAGGTTATTAATACTCCGTGATTTCCTTTTATTTTTTTAGTAATAATGAAATCTTCTGTTCCAGGTAGATAACTCTTACCAGTTTTAACCGTGTATTCTAATCTTCTGTCTAAGTGCTTTGTATCAATTTTTAATAAGTTATTTATACTTGATACTACTATACCAAAAGTCTCTAAGTATGATGCATGTTCATCTACCCAAGCTTGAATTGTTGATGGTATGTCTGGTGATTGTGGAGACGGACCAGCTAAGTATATAGTTGGTTGGTCATATGGTTCGTCATTTATAGTTATTGATAAGTAGCTACCTAAGTCATTGAATAAAATTCTTGAATGTTCAACATAAAAATTAGCGGTTGTTCCTACCTTAATATCATTGACAACCATATCTACGTTTGGGTATTCAGTTCTCAATCTTATAGAGTTGTAAAATGGTGATACAAATGAACCTATGTATTGTAGGTCTGCTATTATACCTAACTTTTGTAATAGTACATAGTTTCTTTTTAACCAGGCTCTAAGTGTTCTATCTATAGTTCTATCCATATCAGGAGCAGCACCACTATAAACCCAGGCTATTTCTTCTTCATAGACTTGTTTGTTTATTTTTATTTTAAATCCATACTCATCTAAATCGGTAAATACAATATTTACTGAGTGATTTGATGAAAAGTCATAGTTTAACTCTCTTGTTAAACTTTCAGAGACTTGTATAAGTCTTTCATTTGTTTCTTTTTTACTACCTATTGAGTAAGTTGGTCCTACGGAACCATTGTAGAAATTAACTTCAACATATTTACTTGGATACATTAGGTCAGCCTTCAATGTGTCACTTTCAAAATATAGTTCTACATTAAATGTGCTTAAATCACTTGAGTATTTTTGAGCAGCAGAGGCTAAAGTTACTTTACCACTTTGTGTGAAACCGTGTTGAAAGTATAATTTATCTGTTGTTAAATATAATTGACAGTTTGATAAAGATTCATTTGTTACATCTTCTTCAACGTCTATGTGTGTTAAAGTACTTGTCCAGTAAGTTGTATTTTCGGGAGTAACAAACTGAGTTGATTGTGCCGCAAAGCTCTGTGTATATGCTAATACACACTCATAAATCATGTTATTATATAAAACCTGTGATTGTGTTGCATAGAAAGTCTGCTGAGTATTTCCATAAAATGAAGGTATATTAGCTATTGTAAGAAAGTTTTGATTAGCATTTGAGCCAACTATTTTAAATTCTCTACCAGGTTTTAGTATTTTTGGTACTACACCACCAAACGTTAATCTATTTACAGCTGGTACTGACCAAGTTCCTTGTATATACTGAATTGTCAATGAACCATCATATATTTTAGGCAAGTCGGTTTTTGTAGATACTTCTATTATAATATCAGATGTACTTAAAGAAGATGTTGTATAGTATTCAAAGAACTTATTATCCGTTATTTCTTCCTCTTTAACAGTTACTATTTTATTATTACTTTTTGACTTTATGATATTTAACTTCTTATTCTTATAAAGTTTATCATAGAAGTTAGGCTCATTCCAAAATGATAAGTTATTATTATAACTTGTGTTTATGTAGTTATAAATACCTATTGCGTTGATTGCTGATAATGTCTTATTGATATATGTTAGTTCATCAGTATATTGTGTATAAAAATTAGTTTCAAATGTAGCATTATCAACTGAGCTTATAATCATTATTGCGCCTTTTTTAACCGCAACTACTGTATATGTTTGTAGTAAATTTGTAAATTCTAAAAATGTTTGGTCAAATCTTATTATTGTGCCAACTGGAAATTTAGTATCAAATGAGTCACCATATATCCATTTAGAATAAAAATTAGGGTCATTATTAATCGGCTCAATTGATGTTATTGATTGAGTTGAGTAATTACCGCCATAAAAGTCAAATCCATATTCATTGAATAATTGAAATTTATTTAATGTTAGCTCTCCAGGATATTCAAACTCAAAAGAAGGTATCTTTTCAAGAACGTATAATCCTACAGTCTTGAAAGTATCTGATGAATTTTCATGAAATATAATATCCCCTTCAAACCTATCATTTATATCACTATAATTAAAATTTAAATTGTCTCCTTCTTTATTGAAAAATAATAAGTTCTTATGATTTGACATCTACTGTTAATAACTTTTACATATATATTAATTTATACTTTCTTAGTAGATGATTTTAATATATATGATATGAAAATTAATGACTATAGTGAATTTATAAACGAGGAATTCTTTAAGAGAATATTTAATAATTCAAAGAAAAAGACTACCAAGGTATTAAATAGAGTGGATTCCTGTGTTGAGAATATATTAAATTTTTTAGCAGAGAATGATATCTATAATTGGGATAAATTTGTATCAATGTCCCCCTTTGATAGAAGTGTTATAGATAAACTAATAGATAGCGATGTTAAAAACATGAGTGAATTGAAAGAAGTCAGATTTAGATTAAAATTAGAATTAATGAACAGAAAACAGCTAATTGATCTAAAAAACGATTTAGAGCAAGAAGAGGAGTATGAAAAATGCGCACTTGTTGTTAAAAAAATGAATCAAAAATAAAAAAGAAACATATGAAACACATTAAAAAATTTAATGAAACCAAAAAAGAAGATAAGGTAAAAGATCAAGAAGTTCTTTTTAATGTTGAGGTTTTAGCGGACAAGGATGAAAAACCTTCGTTCAAAACTGATATAGAAGACCAAGAAAAGGTTCAAAAAGAGTTTGATAAACTAAAAGATAAGGTTGAAAAATTTGAAGCTTTTATTGATATTCATATAGATAACATTGAAAATGTTGAAGTTGAACACGAGTTTGGACATGATGATTCTGATGATGATTTTGATGCCGAGTATGAAGAAGATCCAGGTTGTGGATGTTGTCAAGATTGTACTGGACAGCCAGGATGTGATTGTGGTTGTCAAGATTGTAGCTGTGGTGAAGTTGAAGTTGAGGTTATTCCAGCTTCTCAATTTGTTTCTAATGTTGTTTCTGAGAGTTTAAAGTATCATTTACAAAATAATAAACCAATTACTGAAAATATTTATAGACCAGGTTCTGAAGCCTTCTTTGAAGTTATCAAAGAAGCAAGACAAATGTTTGATTTAGGAAAAATTCAACTGTGTGATATTGATAAAGATATTTTTGAATCAACTGAAATTGGTAAGTTTGGAATGTTCAAAGGTCAATTAGTTCCTTTAGATTTACCGATGGAAAGTGTTATTGATATAAATGAGGCTGAATATAAAGGTAAAGAAGTTAAGCTAAATTATCCTATGCGTGGCGGTTCTAAAAAGTACTATGTGTATGTTAAAAATCCTAAAACAGGTAAAGTTAAAAAAATTTCATTTGGTGATGTACACGGTGGCTTAACAGCTAAAGTAAGCGATCCTAAAGCAAGAAAAGCATTTGCAGCTAGACATAATTGCGATATGAAAAAAGATAAAACTAAAGCAGGGTATTGGGCGTGCAGAATTAACAAATTTGGACATCTCTGGAATGGCCAAACTTATCCAGGATACTGGTAGTTATTAGGGGGAAAGATTATTTTAATATATACATAAAAAATAATTTTTATGCAAATATATAAAATAACCAATCTAATAAACAACAAAATATATATTGGAAAAGATACAACTTCTGATCCTAATTACTTTGGTTCTGGATTACTTATAAACAGAGCCAAACAAAAATATGGACTATCAAAATTCATAAAAGAAATTATTGATGAAACAAATGATTATAATGAATTATCAGTGAAAGAAATTTACTGGATAAATTTTTATAAATCAAATGATAGGAGTATTGGATATAATATCTCAAGTGGTGGAGATGGTGGAGATACTTTATCAAACCATCCTGATTTAGAATTAATAAGAGAAAAAATATCCAATAATAGTAAAACCAAAGGTAAAACTTATGAAGAAGTATTTGGTATTGAAAATGCAAAGATATATAAAGATAAATTATCAAAATCAAATAAAAGAATTTTACTTGGTAAAACATTTGATGAATTATATGGTGTTGATGACTCAAAAAGGATAAAAGAAATTATTAGTCTTAATAGTAAGAAAAGTTGGACCAATGAGAGAAAACAAAAACACTCAGAAAACTCTAAATTAAATATACATAAGTCTTTATTATCAGAAAAATCCATAGAAAACAATAGAAAATATCTAGAAGAAAGATGGAATAAATGGAAATATGATGAGGAAAGCTTAATTAAAAAAATGATTAGTGATAATTCAATAAATGATTTAATTGAATATACTAAAAAAATACCAAATACCTTATTTAATAATAGAAAAGAGTTTTATAAATTTATTGGAAAAGATTTACAAAAAATAATAAAATATGAATTTATTAAAAGAAGAAAACCTAATTCATTGAATGAAGAAAATAAAGTTAAAATTTATATTGATGGTAAAGAGTATGAATCAATTACATATGCTGCTAAAGTTCTTGACATAGAAAGGTCTTTAATAAGATATAGATTAAAATCAAAAAATTATCCTGAGTATTTTTATATATAGAATATGAGATATTTAAGAAAATTTTATGAGAATAAAGAAACAAACACCTACAGGGTTGAAAAAGAACCTAGTAGAAATTCAATAACATGGTATAATGGTGATAAAAGATGTGGATTATTTGACTATTTTACTAATCATAAAAGAGAGAATGATACTGCTTATATAATGGGTTATATGAAAGATGATAAATCTGTTGATGGTTATCAATTTATTAAAATGTCAATTGATTATTTACTTAATAATGGAATGAAAGCTGTTGTATCAAGTGGTTGTAGATCACCACAAGCAGCTATTGTTTGGCGAAGATTAGCTAAGGAAGATAAGTATAATGTTGAAACTATTGAACGCAATTATTATCCTGGTTATATATCAGATAGACATAGTGAAAAAATAAATAAAATATGTTACCATTTCAAGAAACTAAATTAAGCGATAATGAATTTATAAGAGTATTCAGTCAAGATACTGATTCTGGTGAATTTATGTGGCATCGTGATAGAGAAGATAGAATAATTGAGTCTATTGGTGAGACAGATTGGATGATTCAAATTGATAATGAGTTACCTAAAAAGATTGAAGAAAAAGTATTTATACCAATGGGTGTTTATCATCGTGTTATAAAAGGAACAGGTGATTTGAAAATAAAATTAATAAAAACCCATCTTAAAAGATGGGTTTTTATTTAGTCAGCTTTGACTTTATAGTTTTCATTGTATATTCTAATGACTTCATCAAATTCATTTACTATTCCTGACTTGAATTTATCATTATCGTACTTTTGTTTTAGAATATACTCTTTTATATAGTCTTCATATTCTAACTGAACAGATATTTCCATTCCATTCTCATCTAGTTCTATCTCATTGGACTCGTTAACTTCCTCACCATCAACTAATTCCTTAGTTATATCATCAATATATTCAACTGATGCAAAGTTTCCTTTTTCTAACATAACTTCCAGCTTTCTACGAAGTTTTCTATTACTGATTAGTAAGTTGTTTGATATAGCTAAATCAATATAGTCTTTTGTATCTTTTAAATCATCTAGCTTATCAATATCTTCTTCAGAAACAACTCTAAATTTTCTAAAAACGGGTGAAACATTATTTGGAAAAAAATCTTCAGTGTCATTATCAGTGTCTATTACAAAAATTCCTTTTTGATCACCTGTGTCGTTTCTATCCATTTGAAAAATAGATCCTACAAATGTAAATTGTTTATTAGATTGGACTAGATGTATATGTCCAGACCTAACTTTTGAAAATGACTTAAAGTCATTTATATCTATCTTATCTGCATTTTTATGAGCAACAGATGTTAGGTGCATTTTACAACCATTAAGATCAGAATGACAAAATAAATAATCACAGTTTTTATTTTCCTCTATTGATTTTATTTGTTCTAGTCTCTTTTCGATAAATGGCATCATCAATATTTTTAGACCGTTATATTCTAATACCTCTGTTGAATTGTATATTTTAACATTTGGTATATACCTAAATGGTCTAACAGAGTTAATTTCTGATGCACTTTTTGACCAAAGGTCATGGTTACCTACTATTATATGTAGAGGTGCTATTTTTGATATCTCTTCTACAACATCCATGCCATAGTTAAGTAAATTTATTGGAATAATATTCCTGTTATCAAATAAATCACCAAGATGAACTATTATATCACCTGGTTTTACTTCTTTTTTGAGAAGAGGGATTAGAAAATCACTAAAGTATTGTTGGTGAACTTTGAACCATTTATCAACACTGTTTGGATATCCAAGTCCTATGTGTGTGTCACCTATTAAAAATATTTTACTCATGTGTAAAAGGACGGAATTATTTTTTAATATATAGAGATATATACTGTTATATAAAAAAAATAAGAATAGTTATGATATACACTAATAATTTCGCCTATTTTCTTGGGTTTTTATGGTCTGATGGTTCTATTGAGAGATATAGAACAATATTAGAGATAGTTGAAGATGATGCTTTGGATATAGTTGAAGATATAAAAAGTATCAATTTTCTCAATGTTTGTACCATGAGAAGAACTAGAAAGAATAGAAGACCTCAAATGTCTATATATTTTTGTGATTCTAAATTTTATGATGATTATCAATCAAAATACTTTATAGATAAGAGTTTTAAATCACCTATGGATTTACTAAATGATATACCAGTTGATTTAGTTAGATACTTTTATCTTGGTCTTATTGATGGTGATGGTTGTTTTTATTTTAATGAAAAGAATAAATCAAGACAGTTTTATGTCACTTCTTGTTATGACCAAGATTGGTCACATATAGAGAGTCTATTTAAATCTTTGAATATTAGTCAATATGAGATTAGAAGAGTGGTTAGTAAAAAAGGTAATAAGAGTTCTTATATAAGAATTAAAAAGCACCAAGAGATAGTAAATCTTTATGAATATTTATATCCAAATGGATATGAGTTGGGATTAAAACGAAAATTTAATAAATGTAAAAGTATTATTGATAATAAACCTAGAAACTCATCTAATAAATCCAAGATTGATATTGATATGTTGGTATCTAAGATAAATGAGGGATTGGATATTGTTGATATAGCTGAGTATTTTAATTGTAATTGGCGTAAGGTATATAACTTTTGTAAGATTAATGAGATATCTTATAGCAGGGGATTTTTCAAGAGAACTAGAAAGAATTAATCTTTTCTTCTGGCTTCTCTAGCACATTTCTCACAACCACTTCCCGCGTATAGATGAGCATTTGGTGTTTGTTCAAATTCACCGTGTATAGGACATATAATTTTTACCTTACTTCTGCAGTTTTCATAAATAACTAAATCATAGTTATATTTATAATTATGTTTTATTTTAGACTTATCAACAAAGTCTTTGCTTTTTTTACTTCTTCTTTTAAGTGACTTTAGTTCTTTTATGATTGCATTTTCTTTTGACTTACAGTTTTTATTACAAAATTTCCTATCAGGTCTTCCCCAAACAATCTCTTTATTACAATATCTATAGTTGCAGTTCATATTGTATTTATTAAAAAGTGGAAATGGCATTTTTTACAACATAATATTTTAAAATGAGGCTAAAGAGGAAAAGAAGAAAAATATATAATTTATAAAAAATAATTTAAAAACATATGCCATTACCACATTTTACTCAATTGTTGAATACAGGTTCTCCGGGTGGTCCAGGTACCTTACCTGATGAAGTAGTGTATCTTAACTTGTTTGAGACTACATTTGTATTACCTGTTATATTACAAGCTCAGGGTAGAAACCCGATTTTGTTATTACAAAATGCATTGAATATAGATTTTAACTTAACACAGTTTGATATCGGTGTTAAAGAACAAAGATTCAAGTATTCAACTCGTCAGTTCTTGACAACTCCAACTAAAACCGCTGGTGAATTTAACATTAAATTCAATGTTAACGTAAATCAACAAGGTTCTATGGAGACTTGGAATACATTGAAAGCTTGGTACGATTTAGTATTCAACTCACAAAACGGTTCTCTTCATTACAAGAGTGATATCATCGGTACAGTTATCGTTAATCAACATGATAAAAAGGGTGTTGTTTTAAGACGTGTGACTTTCCAAAACGTTCAAATTAAACAATTAGCAGGTTATGCTCTTGACTGGTCTTCAAATAACATTATTGAATCAGTTCAGGCTGACTTTATCTACGATTACTTCATTGATGAGTATATTGATAATAACTTTACTATCAATCCTCCAATTGTATCTGGATATTAATAATAAGTATTTAAAATTAAAAACCCATCTTTTCAGATGGGTTTTTTTATTTCTAAAGTTTGGCGTCAATTAGTATTTAGGTATGCTATTTGCCATACTTGAGGCGTTTCTCATCATAGAGTTTGGATCGAAATTTGGCATTCCTTTTTGTTGTTCGCTTTCTTGCTTCTTACGAGAGCTTTCTTCTTCTTCAACAATCTCATTTACGAGTTTAATGTTTTCTTCAAACATCCAGAAGGGCCAATCATCCATTGAAGCTTCTTGAGTATGGAAGTGCTTTTGTAAAAGAAGTTTATTCTTTAATATATGCTTCAAAGGCATCATGAACAACGAAAATACCTGACGCTCCGTTGGGAAATTGCATCTCTGTGTGGACCTCCTCACCACACGAACACATCTTCTTCAATTCCTTGATACCAAATGTCATTTTACCAACAGCAGCATTCAAGAACTGGAACGAAATATCATCAATTTGTTCAAATTCTTTAAGCTTAGCTTTGATACCTTCATATGTTATAGATGATCTACCCGCTAACATAAAAGGAATAATTTTTAAGAACGAAAGGTTTGGAGTTCTTTTTTCATTATTTTCTTTAAGAATATAATCAGTAAAAGCTTTTTGAAGTCCAATATTTGGTGGAGTTAATTCAAATTCTTTTCCATTTACTGTAGTAAAATGGTATGATCTTGAAGATGCACTAAAGAATCTATCAAGTTTTTCATCAATTGTGTGGAATTCAAATGAATCTCTTTTTAGTTCTATACTTAGTTCTTCTCCACATCCGCATTTAGCAGACACGGCTAATGAATTACCTTGTTGGAATGTTAATTCTCTAATTAAGAATACTAAGAATAATCTATCTTGGTCTTTTATTTCAAGATAAGATCCAACTTTACCATCTGAGTATTTTATTCTAATACACGCTTGTAGAATATCATTCATTTTTTCTACAATGTCATAGAAATTTTGATCATCAACCATTGAGTAAGATTGGATCTCTTTTACTTGAGCTGGTCTTACCATTACGACAGTTCCTGCTGGATAAAATTGACCACAAGGTAATTCTTTAACATCAAAGTTAAAATACTGAAGATCTGTAGTTCTTGTATTATCCATTTTTGGCTGTTCCACAAATGGAATATCGCTATTGGTAGTAGGTTTTTTTGTTGATTCCAAAGAACCTAAATGTTTCTTTAAGTACTCTTCTTCACTCATATTATTTTTTTGTTCATCAGACATAAAAAGTGTATTATTTTTTATTATATATTCATGGTGTTATTTTCCCTTGAATTTTCCCTTATTGTTATAATAAAAAAAAAGAGGAAAGTTTTCACTTTCCTCTTTTTCAATAGTATATTTTAGAATTTTATTAACCATTGATGAATCCACCTGCTGCGATAGCACCAGTTCTCAAGATTGTGATATTATTTACTATAATACCCATACCCTTGATTGCCTCAACATATGTATCAAGAACACCGATTTGGTTATCTATGATATCATTAGTGTTGTTTTCTTCATCCATTTTGTTAAAGTAGTTATATAAACCATTCTTACTTACATAAGTTTCACAGATAACATCTGCTCTAAGTTTAATTTCTGCTCTAACATCAGGTGTATTAAATTTCCATTGGAAGTCTAATAACATTCTTGATAACTCTCTTTCAAGTTCGATAAGAACTTCTCTAACGTGTAAGTATGAAAGAGCTGATTTGTAAAGTGTTTGACCAGTATTCTCAGTCTCAATTACATTTCCTCTATTTCTCTTGAACACGATTGGGTTCATTTGAGCTTGATTGATCCATTCGATATCAGTTTGAGTGAAGTCCATTTCAGTTGATACTATATTAGTAATTCTACCATTAGTAACACCTGCTGCGATTGTCCATGGAGTCACACCACTTACATTTGAAGTATGTTTTCTCATATAAGTTGTTGCTACCCAAGCCGCTGGTGGAACTTCGATTGGTCTTCCATTATCATTTACAGTTAAGTAAGGTAAGAAATAACCAACTGATGTTGTACCTGGGCCATCACCGAATGAGTAAAGGAATGCTGGAGAACTTTCAGGGTCACCTCCCTTAGCAACATATTCTAATTGAAGAACACCTTCAGAATTTACGAAGCTTGGAGAAGATGAATTCTTGAATGACTTCATAGAAGGCATATTTATAATTCCAAGAGCATCTAATCTTTCACCACATATATCTACTAATTGTTGTTTAGATCTTTCAGTTAAACCAAGACCAAATGAGTCAATTAAGTATCTGAAGTCAATTGCTTCTTTGTTAGTAATTGCTTTGAATAAAGGAGTTCCTTTAGCAACAAGATTTAAGATAGAGTTTTGTCTTGTCTCAGTACCATCAGGTAAAGAAGCTTGTCTAATTCTAAATCCTTTCATAACAATACCTTTGTAAGTAGTTGCGTATGTATCTATAGATGTATATCTTGTTGTTTGTAAGTCTCCGCTGTAATTTACTTTATCAATTGCAGCATCACAAGTAACTTCTACTAAAGTTGAGTCACCAGAATAAGCCTTCTTAGAAAGAATTCTTGTAAGTTTTCTTGGCACTTCACCTACTTGTAGAGTAGTATTTGGATTTACATAAGCTGATAAATAATCACCAACTTTAACTTCTGTATATCTTGAACCCTTTATAAGGATTTTGTTAGGAACTTGAGTGTATCCAGTTGGAACCTCAATTTCTACAGTTTGCTTAAAGTTTGATTTAGCAGACTGAATATAGAAAGTATTGCTAGTTATTAAATTAACTGCCTCAGTAGCTGTAAATGCTTCATCCATGAAAGCAACTTCCAAGTTACCACTGCTTGTTAAGTACATTTTTAAGTAATGTTTCTTTAAGAAGTCGTATATCATAGATACACCAGTAACTTCTTCATAAACAACCTCTTCAGTAACTTCATATGCCCAGTACCAAGCACTACCACCGCTTGTGTAACCCATAGCTGTAGCTAAATTTTTAGGGTTAGCAGCATCTATGATTGTAAATGAACCTGTGTTCTTAGATACAACTTGTGTATCTGTAGTTGGAACTAATATTTGGTCATATACTGAGAAGTTTGGATTTGTATTTGTTGTAGTTTCTATGATAACATAGTTTTTACCAGAGTATGAAGAAGTAGAACCCATATTTGGTGCTCCATCAACATTATCTTCACCATCAATAAATATTACATTTACTGTATCACCAGCACTGATAATAGAATCTGGCAATTTATTAGCATAGAAGTAGTCTCCAGTGTTTATAACACCATCGTAGAACTTTCCGTAGAACTTAGAGTATTTTGCAACCACACCTTGTGCAGTATCACTTACAGTGTTTTTAGTTACTACTGTATCAGTTCCTAAGAAGAACTCATTATCTACTGTGTAAATTACAAATAAACCATTTAACACATTTGATAATTGACTATCTGTTAAGCCTGTGTGTAGAACAAATGACTTATTAGATGTTGATGAAGTAACAATGTTAGAGATAGAAATTGAAGAAAGACTAACTTTTTCACCAGTAACTCCATTATCGTCTAATAGTAAAGTCATTTTATCTTTATTAGGTGAATCAATTAGATTAACCAATCTATTAAACATTTTATATCTTCTATATTGAGCATAGTTAGATACTGAAGGAACTGTATTAGTGTCGATGAATTCAACTTTAATTATACCAGAGTCTGGAGCACTTTGTGTAGCAATGTAAAAATCATTACCAGTTGTTGAACCAAAACTGAAATCAACATAACCAGCAGGATCAACACTTACCGGTGTTACATTAATACTAGATGTTATGAAATAACCATCCTTCATATCAAATTCGATATATCCTAATACGATATCACTTGCTGCTACACTTGGTTTAGCTGGTGTTGAACCATAAGCTACGCCAGTAGTGTTATTTACTACATAGATAGTACCAGTTGAGTCTAATGCAAAAGCTGATACAAAAGATACAGTACCGTATGATGCTGCATAATCTGTGTTGTTTATAGTTAAAGTTTTACCAACTACTGGAACTTTAGTATCACCAATTATCGCAAAAGCATCAGATGTAGTCATATATGTTTGAGATATAGAGACTGTAGATGTATTAAGAGAATCTTGTGTTAAATCAAAAGTAAATCCTTCACCGAACCAAGCAGTTCTATAATTAGCATTGTTTGCTATACCTGATTCCATTGGAACACCAGAACCATCATCAAAAGCATGAGGTGCGGCACTTCCATTGACGTGACCAGAGTAGTTAAATGAACCACCTAACATCGCTGTTACGTTTCCTGGTAAGTCAAGAGGGTTAGCAGTAACACTTATTGATTCTGCTATTGTTTCTTTATAAGATAAGAACTCAATAGATGCTTCGTTTATACCAGCAACTGTTTGACCTACTAAATCTAATAGACCATTATAGTAATCTGTTTCAACTAAATCTGAGTTGAATGAGCAGAATACTCCAGTTCTGTCTGTGTCTCTGTTAATTGTTGTTTCAATAAAAATATTAGTGCCGTTGGCATCTCTAAAATATGGTATCAATGACAATCCTTCATAGTAAGCTAATAACGTAACATTTCTGTCATTAGCAAAACTTCTAATTTGATTCTTAATTAAACCAGAAGTATTAAAATAAGCGTTCCATCTGCTATCCATAGCTAATGTTTGGTAGTCAGTCCAGTCCCCGCCTACTATAACAACATCTACTAAGTAATCAGATGCCCAATCGTTAGCATTAACGTATGGTGGTAATTTTTCTTGAGAACCATACCATTCGATTAATGTTCTATCAAAACCAGATTTGGCACTTTTAACAATAAATACTGTTACATATTTATCTGAAAGGTTAGTAATACTAAATGCTCTCTCAGTGTAACCAGTGTTAGTTTTTGTTAAATTCATGAAAGATTCAGTATCTCTCTTCCAAAAACCTGTTGTATCGAAGAATCTTCTATAAGGTCCAGTTCTTTCTATATCATTAACATAACCAGATGATGCTGATAATGATTTATACTCGATAGTGTCTAATGTATCATCTGTACTAAGTAAGTTGATAGCATACACTGGAGATGATTCCAACATTTTTTGAATAGTTCTGTGGAAAAATGAACCTTTTCTTTCCAATCCTCTATCAAGTTGACCAAAGATAGACTCTAAGTCGTTAAGAGTGGTAAGTCTAATAGGAGTGTTTACTGGTCCCTTTTTAGAAACACCAATAACCATATTAGTAATACCTTCAACCACTGGAGTTGTTATGATTGAATTATCAAACTCTTCTATGAAGATTCCTGGTCTTTTGTATTTTCCAATTTGAATTGCCATATTTTTAATATTTTTTTTATGTTATAGAGTATATATAAAATGTAAAAAATGATATTTTTTCTATTTTTGTGATTTACTTGATAACTTCTTTATGTTATCCATCATATCTTTTTCTATATTTACCATTTTTTTATCTAAGGCTGTTTTGGCATCTGATATCTCTTTTGATAGAGAAGCTATTTCTGCTGTTTTTGTGGATATTCTATTAGATATATCTGTTATTTTAGCATTTACAGCCTGTTTTGTGCTATCATCCTTTGATAGTTTTAATTCTTGCGAGAAATCATCTTTTTTTAGTTTGTCTAATGTTATGTCTTTTTGTATATTATTTATTTTTCTACTCAAAGAAGCAACATGTAAGTACTCAACTAAAAAGGGATTTTTATTCTCTTTACCTACTATATTATCTATTTGACTTTTAATATCTTCATCAGTTTTAGCTTTAAGATAAAGATTGTCTATTAAAGGCTTTTTTTGTTTATATTCTTTAATATTCTTTTCTAAATCACCAAACTGTTCCTTTGATGCCTTTATATCTGGTTCGTCTGTAACTTGTACATCAAACTCTGCTTCTTCTAAGAAGACTTTGTAATATTTAAGATGTCTCATTATTGTCTCTTCATATTAGTTTTAGATATGTTATCAGAGGCAGAAACCTTTCTAAATCCACCATTTTTATTTATAGCGGTTGATAAATCTTTATCTAATACAAATCTTGTTTTTCCTTCTTTGGTTTCTACATCTCTTGATAGTTGAAACAGTGTGTAACAGTTTGTGAAGAAAACAATCTCTGGCTTCTCTGATAGAGCAGTTTTAGCATCCGGACTATTTTTCTTAGACTCATACTTTGTTATATATGTAATCTCATAACCACTACCGTTTATTTTGAACTTACCATCTTTATCAATTAAGTCATCAATTTTCTTTTTAACCGCTTTTAATTGATATTGACCAGCTTCCTCAGTTCCAGCATTTTGTGTTAATTCTATATTTGGTTGTCTTCCAAGATCACCAGCTTCCATTTTACTAGAAATAGATTGCTTGATATACTTATCAAAGAAGCCAAAAGTTCTTGAATAGACCATGTAAGCAGTATCACCAACTACCTCTTGTATAAAGAAGTAGTATATTGATCCATTCTTTCCAACTGCAGCAAAGAAAGTTTTTGCCAAATTATCGTATGACTCATATTTAATTGGATCTTTTGTGAATTTTAATTTCACAGTATTAATTTCATTTGCCACATCTCTTATTTTCTCAGCCTCGTCAGAACCTCCAAAGTTTGTTTGGTCCGCTATTTTATTAGGGTCATTTTCTTTATATCCAAAATATTTATCTAAGAACTGAGCCTGCATACCTTTTGCATCTTTACCTGTTTTGTAAAGCTCATCACCGTCTATCATATCAGTCATGAATTTACGCAAATTAGCGCCCGCTTTTGGTATATCTTCATTTCCAACTTTCATTGATGTTGAAATATCAAATATTGGTTGATATTTTTTATCTCTCATTATATCCAATACAGCATTTTCCCATTGATTGAAAATAACATTATTTCTATATGGACCACCACCTGAACCCGCATTTTCTGGTGAGCCACTACCAAAGCAAGTATATTCCATAAATGTCTTGTTAGATACTCTACCACCTCTTCTCCCTGAAGGAATTACTTGAGTTGTGTGTAGTTTATAAGCTCTGTTAAAACATTTTACTATGTCTAGTACAGGGTCTATTCCATTAATCACAATGGATTTTTTATTTTTTTCAGCGATGTCTTCTATCTTATCTTTCATTTTCACAACCTCAGTCTTTTCAACTACAAAAGATTTAACATCGATGTTTTTATCCCAGTAGTCTTTTATCTTCTGAGATGCTGTTGGGACATCAGGAGCACCAACTCCTTCTTTATCACCTTCAGTCTTTTCAGTATCATCTGCCTCATTTAATTTAATAAAACTATCATATCTGTATAAAAGAGATTCTTTTTTAACCTCTTCTTTTTTAGGCTCACCTGGAACCATTTGCATTAATTGCTTAATACTCTCAACATAATCTTGTAAAGGTTTTGTTAAATCACCCAAACCTCCATAAAGACCTTCCTTGTCAAATTGTAAAGCTCTCTTAGTAAATCTTGCCATTTTTTCAGCAACTACTATTCTTTTGTTTTTATCTGATATAATCTCAAGACTCTCTTTATATAAAGGGTCTTTTTCTTGAATTGTAGATTTCTTATCACCTACTAAATATCTGTTTATCTCTGTGTAAAGAGCTTTAATTTGATTTTTAGTATTTGTATCAACCGCTTTAGAAGTTATTTCTTTAATAAAGTTAGTATCAACACCAATTCCTTTTTCTTTAGATGATATTAAAACTTCTATATCTTTTTTTAGTTTAGTAAAGGCTTGTGTTAAATGGTCTTCTCCACCTTTTATATTTCCTCTATCTTGAGAGCCGCCAGGTTGATTATTTGTACCTGGTACACCTTCAAGTATCATATTTTTTTCCATAACAAGTACTAATCCTGCTTTAAGAGGTTGGTCATTTTTAGGAAAAGGAGTTAATACCTTTTGGTTTTTCTTACGAAGAATATCAGCTGTGAGTTTTTTGAAGTTAATAGTAACATTTGCTATTATTTTATCAACGGTGTCACCTTCTTTTGTTGTGTATTTTTTTACATCTGCTGATACCTGAGTAGTATTACTCTTATCATTAACACCAATAATTTTAACATTCTTATAGTTTGCTAATATTAAACCTAAAGATTTTAGGTTTTTAACCATTACTGGATATAAAGTTTCTGCTGTTTTTTTACCAGCAACTCCTTCTTCGCCTTCACCTTTTTCACCTTTACTATCTTCACCTTCTTCTTTATCTTCATCTGCCTCTGATTTACCACCTTCATCATCTTTAAATTGTTCTAAGAATTTTAGAAAATCTTCTAATTGCTTTATTAGATTATCTTTATTTTCAATATCTTCAAACGCTTTAATATCTGATATAGCAGATCTTGTTAGATTTTTAATATCACCTACTCTTGCTCCTTCTTCAACAGCTTTTTCTAGATTTTCAATAAAAGAAAATACAATTATTCTATTAAGCTCTTTTTGATCTTCTTCAGATAACTTTGATTTAAGTGATCCTCCTAATAAGTCATCAAATGCATATTTTAATCTTCTAACTACACCTTTTATTCTAACAAGGTTTGCACCAATCTTGGCTTTTCTTATAGTAGAGTTTATTAATCTACCTAATAAAGAGTCGCCCCAAGGTATATCATTTGCAAAAGGACCGCTGTTTTCAACATCTTCGTTTATTTTATAAAGTTCATTATTTTCTAAAGATTTGTATTCGTCTATTTTTGTAATACTTCTTTTAAGGAACTCATCTCTGTTATCAAGATACTTCATAATTTTAAGTTATTTTATGATATTTTTTCACATTATATATTAAATAATATTAGTCAAAATTAGATAGTATTGAAAATTATTAGTATATTTGTATTGAAGGTATATGAGAAATAATCTAAAAATAAAAATAAATTTTGCAGATTAGATATTTATTCGTATATTTGTATAACAAATAAGAAACAACCACTATAAAAACAAAAAATATGGCAACTGTAAATCTAAATAAAGTAATCTGTATCAGTTTGAAATCTCATAGTGATGCTCAACTTGATGCAATTGGTGCTACTTACGACATAAGTCATGAGTATTTGCTTAAAGCAAAAAGTGAGGGTTGTAAAAAAGTATGGCTTCACATTGGTGGTGGTGTTGTTATCGCTGGTCTTGATACTGACAATATGGAAGATGTTTATTTTTCACCTGAGTATTTGCCAATGACTGCTAAAATTCGTAAGGCTGTTTTAGCAATCAAGCCTGTTAAGACTCCTAAAATGCCTACTTGGGCTAAGACTAAATCTACTAATGTGAAAGTTGCTAACAATGTAGAAGTTGTAGAAGTTGTAGAGACCGCTGAAGTAGAATTAGAACTTGATACTATTCTTGATAAAATCAGCGCGAGTGGTATGGCATCTTTGACTAAAAAAGAGCTTGAGTTCTTGAAAGAATGTAGTAAATAATCATTTTTTTCCAATAATGTAAAAAACCGGCTTAAATGTCGGTTTTTTTATTTTAAAATAAATTTATTTTTTTAATCTTTGAAATCTTTAAAAAATCCTCGATTTGATTTTTGACATAAAAAATATAGAATATATAAGTTATTAAAATCATATTTGATATGAGATATTCTGAATTAAACTTTCGTGGCAAGACTTATACGAGTCAATCGGAGATAAACGATATTCTAATTAGTGAAAAATTCTACTGGCTAATTGACTCCGAAATTGAAAATGCACAATTAGAAATAAAAAATAACACAGTTATATGGCACAATGGTAGTTTCTATACCGGTGACTGGCATTATGGTATTTTTAAGGCTGGTAACTTTTATGGGAACTGGGAAAACGGTATCTGGGAAAGCGGACATTTTGGCGGGAAATGGCAAAGTGGTATTAATCTAACATAGATATAAAAAATTAAAAATTTACTATGAAAAGAAAAAGAATTACTCTTGATGAAAATGAAAAAAAACAAGAGAAGGAAATTTTCAATCAGAGGGTACTAGCGGTTACAAAAGAAGGCAATGAGTATTTTTTTGAAATTGGCACAGAAACAACAACAGATGTTGCCGAGGCAGTTTCAATATTGATGAGAACAGTAGATTGGAACGACCCAATATGGAAAACAATGATAGATAAAAAGATGATTTACGAAAATATAACACCTGAAAAATCACTATACTGGTTATCAGGGGGAAACAAAGAATGGAATTCGCTAGACCACTATAATAGACCTTGGTGTGATTGCTATTTAGAGTTTCAAGAAGAATTTGGGTTTTTAATAGTAAATATAGTTCAAAAGTCAAAAACTTTATTAGATATAAGAAACGCATTTATGAAGTATTTAAATTTACCAACACTTTATAACTTTGCTATAAGTAAAAATATGATTAGATAAATTAAAAATTAAAAAGATAAAATAAACCCATCAGAAATGATGGGTTTTTGTTTTTAATATATAAGATATGGAACAAGAATTAAAGACAGTTTGTAAAAATCCTTGGTGTAAATCAACTTTTTTCTATAAAGAGGCTGATATGATACCAATAGAAACTGACAAACGAATGTCAAACTTAGACAATGTTTTAGGTGAGATTCCTATGATGCCACCTCCAGTTTGTCCAAAATGTAAAAGTTTTGACACTGAATTAAGTGGTGGTGTTAATTGGAAAACAAAAGATTATGAAGGCCCAAGGTTTGATGGTGTTCCACATGAATTTAGATATAAAGTTACAAACTATAGATTATGATAGCTCATTTTTTTGACTTAGATTCAATTTTAATTACGAATGCTAAAGTTTGGATAGTAGATAAAACTATTCCTAATATCCCTATTATGAAAATATCACAGTCAGATTTTAATTTAATTAAAAGTGGTGTTTATAGAAGTCAGGGTAATAATATAGAATTTGGTGGTCACACATATTGGATATCAACAGATTTATTTGAAAAAATAAAAATTAAATCAAAAAATCATAGATCTGATATATCAAATTTAGCATTTTCAATGCAAGAGTTCATGAACAAAGAATTGATAGAGAATTTAGACTATGATATAAACCTTGATAATGTTTTACATCTGAAAAATTCAGATGATGATATTTATGTTATTTGTTCTAAGAATACTCAAAGGAATCATGAGTTGATGATTTCTAAAATAGAAGATAAGTTAAATGATAATGGATTAAAGATTAAGAAATTTTACTACATATCTGAAACTTTTTACAATAGAAATCAAGATGATATTGCTCATAAAAAAGTTAGATTATTATTACAGCATCTAATTGGTTTGAAAACGGAAGGTGATAGATTCTCTGATGAAAAACTTGAAAAATATGATCAGGTTCATTTTTACGATGATGAAGATAACTCTATAAAATTAGCTTGTGATGCTAATAAATTACTTATGTCATTGCTATCAAATACAGAGTCTTCTATAAGAGATATAGTAAAGCAAGATTTAAAATCTAAAAAAGTTTTATTGTGTGTTAATAAAATTACCGGAAATAAAGTAAATAAGTTTGTAACAACTGAGGTTTTGATACAGTCAAGTAATCTTATTAAGACGTTTGAGAGTTTTAAATGGAGATAGTTATTTATCTTTATCTCTATCTTTATTTATCATTGCATTCTTAATTAAATCATTAAGTTTTCTGTTATCCATAATAGCACCTGA